GCGTCTATCATTATCAGAATTATCTGATCATATGACGTGGCTTTTTTGCGATCGGATAGCAACAAAAATTGATAAAAATAATGGGATCTCAATGATTACACACAACTTCAATACCCTGGACTTACTCACCAGTCCTGTCTGGAATGATTAGTGTAACGAATAATCATTTATAAAACATAATGTTATGTTGTTTTTGATTTTAGTTTTTGATATTTGGTCACTATTTGGTACACAAAAAGAAACGAGGCGTTAGCCTCGTTTCTCGGCGATGCTTTCAACATCACCATGCTATCACTGCCGCATCATTAAGCCCATGCGCGGACGCCTGGATCTGGAACGATGAAAGGCTCAAGCTGAGAAATATCAACATCGTCACCAGTAATGCGCATGTTGACGTAATAGCCTTTTTTCTCAATCAGTACAGGCGTGTCGCTTTCTGGATCATCGAATACAAGAACAAAACCAATGTCATTAATAAACACGGTTTGCTGATTGGTGTCCAGCCAGCCGCTGTTAATCACGATGTCGTTGTATTGCTGTTTATCAGTAAATTGCAAGCTAACGTCTTTCATGTTAACCACCTTAAACAATTTCGCTTAATTGAGAATCAGTTAATGCTTTGTGCCAAATACGAAAATTTCTGATATGTCCGAACAAGTGGCGCGTTCCATCGGATGTCTGACCACCAAAGCGGATGTTTTTGTCCTGTGTCACACCACCGTAGATACAAGTCGCATCACTAGCAGGTGCACCGTTCATGATCACATGGAATGTTCCATCGCCTTTAACCACCGCGCCAATAGTGGCGTTATCAGTTAACTTAACACCAGCGGCAGAATTGATGTAAGCACCGTCGCTTTTGGATAGAGACATGTAATACTGATTGCTACCACGGTTAACCGCAGCGATAACTGACTGCCCATTCTTAGCGTTGGCAATATCCCAAACACGCGGCGCGGAGTTAGGCGCTCTGAACCAGTCCTTGTGAAGTTCGAGCAGGAAACTGAACGGAGGACGCGCAAGGTTGTTTTTAGTCGTAATACTTACCATATCGCTCGCACGGGTAGAAGGAGTTGAACCTGAGCTAATATACGATGATGCATTCGTACCAAGTTCGACTTGAGGAGTTGCCAGTTCCATGTAGTCGCCGGACACGAACGCGCTAACCGGAGCAAACTGAATTTGCGCGGTAACCAGCGTTACGGTTGATTTATACGTCACCACTGCGCGATTCCATCCGGTGATGCTGTCCGTTGTTACGCTAACAGTGAGTTTGTCTGCATCGCCGCCTGTCTTCGTTACAGACATGTCGCTTAGTTTGATATACGCATCACACAGGAATGCCAGACTGGAAGTGTCTTCACCACCAGCAAAACGGATACGCAACCGGACGTCGTTTGACGAACGAAAACGACAAGAAGCGGTGACGTACTGTTCATCGTGCTGAGTAGTGTCGATAATGTTAGCAGTGATCACTGACGCCATGTTGCAACCACCAGTGCCGCCAACTGCACTGTCGTCGATCACGAATTTTCCGTACAGGAAACCGTAGCTGTCAGTTTCTGCTGTAGCGGTGACATTAGTTGATCGGCCCCAATTTGCAGGGACGCTACCGTTGATAAGGAAGTTTGTGCGAGCACCTTCGATTAATAATCCTTCGCGTTCGAAACGTGGCTCGTTAATATCAGCTACGGTTAAAACTCCTGATTTGTTAATGTAAGTAGCTGTACTTGCGCGGGAGAAAGAAACAACCTTATCTGATGATATTGTTTTTTCTTCACCATCAATGGTTACTTTTTTCGTGCCTGAGCCGTAGCCAGTGATTATATCCAGAGAATCGTTAAACGGTATCCATACGTCCGGCAGCGGCTGCAAAACATACGCGTAAGGCTGTGCCGTCTGATTGGCGTATTCGTGGGCCTCGTCTCTGTATGTCTTAGCTGAATCGGCGGCGGTTGTCGCTGTTGTTGCCGCGTTGGTTGCAGTGGTAGCTGATTCTGATGCTAATTTCGAGGCTGAAATAACATCTTTGTTGTCGCTAAAAAATTCAACGGCGTCAGCTATTTCTGATTCTTTGCCCTGATAGTAACGCAGTGTTTCGGCAACATCCTGAGCAAGGCCATCCACAGAGATCGAATCTGAAAGCAGGATGCTATATTTAGTTCCAGCCGGAATTGCCGGGCTTGCCGCCGGAGTTACTGACAAACTTGTCGCGCTTTTTACCTCTGTGATTGAGAAAATCTGCACCGGATTGCTAATGGCAATAAGGGTGCAACCCACTCTAATCATAGATAATGCGGCATTGAATTCAGTGCCAGCTCCAGTAACTGTTTTTCCGCTAACGGCTATCGTGCCTGTTGTGTAAATCATTGCAATGACTCCATTATGTTAATTAACGGAATAATTCTACCATTTTGTAATCCGCGTTACACTTTGATCTTATACATAATGTATTTTTTGATCTATATCAACATACGAAATGATAGCTTCTGCGGTGATTTGCTCATCGGATGGGTGGATCATCACGAACAACAAATGACAGTAAAACAAACAGTAAGGTGAATACAATGAAAAAACTAATTGTTGCTTGCATCTTATCAGCTCTGTCTTTTGGTGCTTTTGCTTCTGTAAATTCGACAGATAAGAGTGATGCTGGCACTGCTCAATATGGTGATACTGGCCTTGATAACCAACGTTCGAGTTATTTCAATACTGACTCATGGAAAGAAAAACAACTACAAGGTAAAATTATTGACAGTGAATGTAATTTACCTATCCATTTTTCTGGTGTAAATGATGGGTGTAAAAAATAAAAACAATGCATAAAAAAACGGGGCTTATGCCCCGTTTTTTATGCTGTCGTTGATGTTCTAAATGATCCGGTGCCTCTTGCTACTATCATTGTTGGAGAATACAACGCGGTACAATATGCGTATCCTTCAGATGATGATGTTTGAGGACAATATATTTTCCCGATAATATCTGATGCTTTTAAACCAGAAAAAGCGCATTGCACTGTTAATGTGCATCCACCATAAGGCACGTAATATGAAATTGTTTTGTTTTTATCTCCGCAACTAAACGTTACGTTATAAGTGGATCTATATTCACCAGACATTAATGAAATAGTCGCCATAAGCATAACTGATTTCGTCAATGCATTATCCGTGCTGTCTTTATATGTGATGGTTGCGCTATAACTTCCGTTATGCCCAAGCACTCGATCTGGACCAACCCCCATGTTAGCAACGTCACCGACAAATGACTTTGCCTCTACTGTACCTTTAAACTTCCCGCTTGTGGCCTGAATCTCACCAGTGAATTTACCAGATGTTGCGTACACCGTACCGCGTACAGTGACGTTGTTGAACTCCGCATTGCCGTTTTTATTTAGCATCCAGCCAGCCGAACCAGCTTTATAGTTGGTTGACTGAATTTGCTGCGCAATCTTCGCGGTAGTGATTGATGCGTCTCTGATCCACGCATCACGGATGTAGCAAGCACCGTTAGTAACATAGAACGGGGTCTGATAGGAGCCACCTGCCGCAGTCATAAGCACGAAACGGTCAACGAGGAAAATACACTGCGATTGAACGTTAGTCCCGCTACCAGTAAGGCCGAGCGACATTCCTGTAGCGTATTTCATACCGTTTTTATCAGTGGCAATCTTAATTGAATATGACGCATCAACGTTACCTTTGAAGTCAGTCAGTGCTTTTGATGTCGTTTCTATCGCCGTTGTGTTTCCGTTAATAGTTACTTTCAACTGGTCGATTCTGGTTGACAATGCCTCGTCTGCCGTTGCCATAGCCTGTGACCATTCCGTGATGCTTGAGTTTACATCGTCGAAAGATGCCGAGATCTGGCCAAATTTTTCCGCGCTTGATGTTTCATGCGTAGAAAGTGCAGTTGACACTTCGGATACTTTCGAATTAATCGTACTGGTAAGCGATGAGTTAAGGCTGCTGATTGCGTCAGTGCGTGCATTCTTCTCATCTGCGATCGCTTTATCCATCCTGGTTACGTTGCTTGTCACCTTGCTATCGAGCGTGGAAATTGACGCATTAATCCCGCTAATAGCTTCTGCGCGTGCGCTCGCCTCATCTGCGATTGCTTTATCAAGACGGGAAACGCTCGCGTCGGTTTTGCTTTCAAGACTACTGACGCTGGCGTTAACGTTGCTAATAGCTTCTGCGCGTGCGCTCGCCTCATCTGCGATTGCTGTGTCTACCCTTGCTATTTCCGCTTTTGTTTTTGTTTGTCCTTTCCTGTATTTCGCCTCAATAACAGTGCTCATCTTGCTTTGCGCCATTGAGTTATTAATAAGCGCCAGAGATGCGTTTTGCAGACCTGCTTTCGCCTGAACTATCTCGTCGCTGTTTTTATCAACCTCACTTTTAACGCTGCCAAGCGACGCGCTGATACCTGATATCGCCTGAGCGCGTGTGCTTGATTCGTCAGCGATAGCTTGATCAAGACGGCTAACACTGGCATTTGTGTTATTTTCAAGCGTTGTTAAATCAGCTTTAACCACTGTTATTGCGTCGCTTCTTGCCTGCGTTTCATCTGATATTGCCTTATCGAGGCGCTTAACACTGGCGTCAGTTTTCTTGTCAAGCGTTGAGATACTTGCGTTCACGTCGCTGATAGCCTGAGTACGCGCACTTGTTTCGTCTGCAATTGCCCGATCAAGACGGTTTACGCTGGCGTCAGTTTTCTTGTCAAGATTGCTTATTGAGGCATTTACACCGTTAATAGCTTCAGCGCGAGCGCTGGCCTCGTCAGCTACTGCGCGTTGCACATTAGAGATCTGACCTTTAAGGTTTGTGTCCATCACATTCATTTCTGCCGTGATGGTTTCCAGTGATTCCGCTGTCGCTTTTTTCTCTTCAGCGATAACGTTGTCAATGCGGTCAATTTCCGCTTTCGTCTCTGTCCTGCCTTTCTTGTACTGAGCGGTAAGAGTTACGCGAGTGTTAGTCTGTGCAAGCGAGTTATTAATAAGAGCAAGTGAGGCGTTTTGCAGACTTGCTTTTGCTTGCGCTAGTTCGCTGCCAACTTTTTCGCTAGACACCTCTAGCGAGTCGATTCTCGACTCATGCTGTCCAATATCATCGGCGTTTTCCTTAACCTTTTTATAAAGATCTTCCGTTTCTTTTTTAAGTGTGTCCGTGTCAGCTTTTATTAATCCTGTTTCTATGGTTAGGTTGTCAGTTTCAGTCCTTAAATCGTCAGTTATATTGGTCAGATTATCAGTTGCAGTTTTGAGGTTGTCAGTAGCAGTTTTAAGGTCATTCGTAGCGCTTTCGATAAGATCAGTGCGGTCGCCTAGATCTTTAATGTCACCAACCATTTCTTTAAATTGTTTGGAATTCATTACGTCTTTGGTGACGTAATCGGTAATTTCGTCAAAGTTTTCTGTTGGCTTACCTGACGCTTCCACAAAGTCAGACACACCAAAAGCGTTACGCGTGCGCACATAAACGTAATATATGTGACCTGTATTCATGCCGCCAAACGTCCACTGATGACCACGCCCCGTATATTGTGCTTTAGTGGTTACTGATGCCGGGTCGGTGATCTGTGTTTCACCTGAGTAATAAAACTCGTAACTGGTATCAGTGGTAAGCGTTGTTCTGCTGATCGGATACACTGTTGCCTGGAATACACCAGGAACCCAATTAACGCCAATCGGGGCTGCTGGTGCACCAATAACCAGATCAACTATACTCTCAGCGCCCTTCATGCCCGTATCATTACGACCGCGAATGCCTAATGAGTAGGTTCCTGAATCAATGCCATAAAAATCATAACTGTAATTCGTAGTTTCGTAGCTTTTAACCACAGCGCCGTCGGCGTTATACACGCGAATCTCAAAGGTCAGGCGACGCGTTGTCGTCTGTGTTTCCCATGTTGCGCGACATTGAACCGTTTCAGATCCAACGTTTAACACCTTCAGATTTTCAATGTTCGGCACGCGGAAGTGATTAAGCGTGTCGTTATTGATCTCGAAGATTGCGCCATTATCGACTACGGCCTGCTTATGTGGATCATGCTGTGCGGCCTCGATGGTGTATACGCTGTTATTTTCTGTTTCTGCTACGCTGGTGATTCGACATAAAACGGGTTTTGCTGCGTTGGTTGATACAGCAAAAACAGTACCGTTACGAATCCATGCCGGGGCGGATGCAAGGGTAATTTTGTTTCCGCTAACTCCAGTGATCTGGTGTTTTTTAAACTTGCCATCGCTATCAAGCAAGCTAATGGTGTCACCAGGGGCGATATATTCAGAATCAACTTTATCGACCGTGATAACCCTGCCACTGTTTACCACGATGCGACCGCCCAAACGAGCGCCTGCGCGGTTATTGTCGAGTATCTCGATAATATCCCCAGGGGTGAAGTGAATTGCGTCACGGGCCATTTTAAACGTGAATTTTGACGGCTCGCGTTTTGCTGTTTCTATCAGCCATTTGCCAGCGCGGTACGCTTGCCCGCGTGAAGTGCACCCGAACGCCTCCAACGTTGTTTCGTTATAACCATCACGGGCGATTAGCTCATCATCTGCCACATACTCTTTTGATTGCTCCCAGCCGTTTTCCGGGTCGGTCCATGATACAATCACGGCGTTGTAGCATTCTGCGCGGGCGATACTTGAACGAGTGAACGCACCATCAACGACGTTTGCGTTTGTGATGGTGGCGATCGGGTCTTGTGGCGCATCAATCATCACGGTAAGGCGTTGCCCGTCCCATAACGCGATGCCTCGGAACATCCCGGCGATATTGTCCAGTAAATCGCGGGCGCTCATTTGCTCTGTAATGTAAGCATTAAGCGTCACGCGAGGCTCAAGGCCACCGTAACCATCATCTACCAACTGGTCGCAGTATTGAGAAAGCGTATATAATGCGCCGTCGTCAACGTCAATGTATCCAGCATGGCGGGCAAGGCCGAAACGCTCGTTTTTAACCAGGTAACGGAAGATCCATGCTGGGTTATTGGTGTACGCCTTCTTGAAGCCGCCAAGCCACAAACCGGAATAAGTGCGCGTTTCCGGGTTATAGTTATCAGGAACGTCAACAATCAGCCCGCGCAGGTGATAAGTGCGGGTAGGTGTATCAGTGTACTGATCATGATCAATAACCGCGCCAGCTACAGCGGTGTGGGGATATGACAAATTATCGTCGATTATTTCGCTGTAGCTACTCCATCGCGTACCATTCCGCAATAGATCGCTCGTGCTATCAGCGGTGACACGGCGAACGCGAATATCAAACGGCTTTTCATCTGGTGCATTGATAATATGCGCTTCAAGATATTCTCCGCTGATCTTACCCGGACCTATAGTGACATCTTTAACAAGCGTCCACGCAGAAGAAGATGAAGGCTTGACATCAATCATCATCATAACCGATGTGTTATGTTGATTGCTTTGCTCGTCAGATTGTACAAGTGAATCGACGCCGATATTCAGGCGAACGCGCGCAACGTTAGGATCTGATACAGTCCTGATTATTGGGGTATCGTGTTTCACCTGAGCGTTAACAATAACGGTTGATTCAATGGCGTTAAAACCGTTAATAGGTGATTGATCTAACGTGCCGTTACGCCACGCCACGCTAACACCAGGGACACTTGTATTGCCGTTCGCGTCTGTAACAGGCGTATCATTAAGCATCACGCTATTTAATGGCGCTTTTGTATTTACAGGTCCATAAATCGGACCTTCCGAAATAATATCAAGTACACGATAAAATTGTTTATGGTATAGATTATCGTTAATTAAAGTCGGTGTTTTTGCTTTACCGCCGCCGCTACTCATGGTTAATTCTCCTGTTAACTTACAACGTCTAAGGCGTCTTTATTGTTTGTTGTGTCTATGCCTAACGATCCGACGTTTGAACCAACTTTCATTTCACCTAATAAAATTGGCACTGGTCTACCTTGGCCTACCCTGTTTTCTATGCTGGTGTAAGTGTTATTAGTTATGGTGTTGTCCTGTGCGCTTTCTGATGATGTTTTTACCTTCATGTTGCGAGACATAAAAATAGAAAAAGCGACACTGACAACTGATATCCCAATCATAATCCAGCCGATCACACCAATACCTGCAATACCACCTTCCACTATTGGCGCAATAATCACAGTAGTTCCATCTGGATATTTGCTATTAACCGCAGCTGGCGCGGTCTTTTCGTCGTAATCTTTCCCGGCAATTCGTAAGCGCAAAGGAGTGTTTAAAAACGCCTTCTTGAATTCCTGATTCTGCGCGGTCAATAAGCGAAGCCCTTGCGCTGGCGTTTCAACGTTTAAACACACTTTGCTGTAATATCTTCGAAGATTGCCCGTAAATCTAAATTTGAGCATTTATCAGATCTCCATATTGAATGCGTTTGTCGAACATAAGCGGGCCGCATTTGCTCGCGGCGGCTTAACAGTCCGGCATTGTCATGATGCAAAACAGTGTTATCGCCCAGGTAAATCATCGCGTGGCATGGGTCAGCGCCTTTGAACGGCTGCCTGATTATTACGTCACCTGGCTGGATGCTTTGCGCATCAACCTGATAAAACCCGTTTCGCGGCAAGTTTTTTAAATACAGGTTTTCACCGCGAAGCCACCAGCCATCAAGGCGCTCGAAGTCCGGCAGATCCACGCCACAAAGGTGATATGCGTCGCGGAAAAGCGCGTAGCAGTCTGTTTTCCCGTGCTCAAATTTTCGGCCTAACAGGTGCGCTACCGGGCGGAATTTTCTAACCCTGCCACCGGAACATAAAAGCCACGGGAGGCCGGAAATAACCTGTTGTTGTCGATCCAGCGCAGACAATACCGGAATATCATCAACGTGAGAGTGAAAAACGGCGGTTATAACGCCTAATTCGTCAGCTTTGATGTAATCGTCCGGCGAAATTTTGAAGCTGTTGTATGGCGTTTCAGATACGTTAGCGCACGGGTAAAAATATTCGTTATTTATCACCAGGCCGCAAACTTCCTCACGCGGGTGAGCTGCGGCGTAGCGAACCATTTTGTCTTCAAGTGCCATAATTAGCCCACCTTACTTGAACCGGGGAAACAGGAAATTGGTAACGGATTTGGACGCGGGAAACGTAAACGACAACCGCTCAGACGGTGGCTACATCTGTCGGCTTTAGGATCGCTTGTCGGCTCGTCTTTATCGTTTGCTACTGGTCCTCCAGCGTACATACACCCGTCGCCTCTGTATTGCCACTGGCAAACGTCAGCAAGGATGGTGCGCCCAGGGATGACAGCTTTATCTGCATCAATTGGCGTTGACAGTTCATACTGCACCTGATCCGCTGTTTCTTCGCTCATTGCTTCAACGACGTAAAAAGATACAGCCTCAATAGATGGATCTGCGTCTGGATTACCGTTAGGGAAGTTAACGGCGTCAAGATATTTCACCTCCACCTGGCGGCGCGTAACCTTCATTCCTCTAAGGTCGTTAAAATCGTTGTTCATCCCCGTAATGAGTCCGCCGATATTGGCTACAACCATTTGAGGCCGCGAATAAACACCCTCATTTTTCATTTCGAAGCCCGTCGCCTCGATCGGGTAGCTGTTGTAAGCTACTCCCTTCCAGATAACCTGGCCGTAATAGCCGTTCGCGCCGGAATGGAAGCGGATAACCTCGCCTCCCAGGGGAGTAAGGTCCAGTTCAAATAAGTCAATGACCGCGCCAACTCCGGCATCGACGGAATCAATAATCATCTCTCTCGGAATATTGCGCATTTTCTCACCTTGTCATTTTGTGATATGCGTCACGCTAAATCACACCAAAATGGATTGATCATGGTTTTTACAATATGTATATTTTACTCAAACGAAGGGGAAGTTAACAAAATGGCGCGGAGGTGCGTTATGACTGAAAAGCCATGGAAGTTGACGGTATTCATGACAGACGGTAGGGAAAAGGTTATCGCCCTGTATGACGACGAGGGGGAAGCATTGGTTGACGCGCTTTTACTTGCTGAGGATGACCGCCTTTTGGGATACCAGATCGAACCTGTCAAATATGAGGCTAACAAAAATGAAAAAATACAGTCTTGATGTGTGGTTAAGTGGTAGCAAGGAGTGTTTCGGATTATTTGATAGCGAAGAAGTAGCCCTGGAAGAAGGCAGGATTCTTGAATGTAGTTTAGGCCATCCAGTGAAATATGCTGCTAATCCGGTACAGATAGTTGATGAGGTGGAAGATATGAACCCGAAAGATATTAATGTTAACTTCAATGTTAATTTTGCAGACTCTATGGATCAGTCTTGCCCTGGTGAAATACACGCAAAAGGTTTCCCGGCTGACGATCCAGAAGCAAAATGCGAATACGAAAAAGCTGCGAAAGACTTCTGCATCGATAACCTAAGCTGTTTTAATGGCAAATAAAGAGTGAGCCAATATATGAAGATGATAGGTATTATCAAACTCGTTGTTACATCTAACAAAAAGAAGGATTTTAATATAAAAGATAAATACCCATTATTCAAAACATCTTCTGGTACTTATTTCACTGTTGGCAACTGTTTAAACTTTGTTCCGCTGACAGTGCTTGATGTTTCTGGAGGCATGGTGAAAGGGTATGGAACTGTTTACGGCGATGATTTTATGCCTGATATGCTATTTTTTGATGCGTAGGAGTAAAATCATGGGGCGGCGCAATCACGGTGATTATGTGTACACGTTGAAACAGGCTGCCCGCCTCGTCGGTTATCATGAGCACGAATTTATTGATTTGCTGATTGAGCGCGGGATTCTGTACCAGGTATGTTTAACGCTGTACCCGAAAGCGAAATACCTACAGGAAAAGTTATTTATCATCATGACGGATGAAAACCAGGTAAATCATTCATTCGTCACCGATAAGGGATTGACATATTTGAAGGGAGTGTTATGAGGTGTGTGAACATTACATTCTCGAAGTGATTATTATTGCGGTAGCTGTAATGCTGGTATTATCACCAATATTATAAACCCCGCTCCGGCGGGGTGTTTTTTTTAATCGTAGGATAGAAATGCCACCTCTTTGCCATCATATGTCGTACAGCCGACATACCCATCACCCATATCATGAAGATACCAGGTCTCACCGTCATCAGCCTTTACAGTGAGATCATTAATTTCATAATCGGCAAATAATGTAAAAGCTCCAGTGCGCTCCACTACACAAAAATAAGGCATATAACCACCTCTAATTAATAACTTGCTCAAACGTTGCGTTTAGCGTGTACAAAGGCCCGTCTTTAGTCATGCTCCATTGCCGACAGACAAAAAGCCTTTGCACGTTATCCATTGACGGCGACCAGTAAAAAGCCTCGACCGCGCCGCGCGCCCTCAAGAATGCTTCCGCCTGGATTGCTACGTTTCCACCATCACCACATCCGGCGCTACTGCCTTTAAACACCAGGGTGTAGCTATCAAGCAATGGATTGATACCTTTTACCTGTCTTTGCTCATAACCATCGCCCAGCTTAACAACAGATACGTCTGGCTTCCTGGTCACGCTGTAGCTTCTTTGCGGCGTCCATCTGAACACTTCCGGCATAAAACCCCCACAAGTTACATTTTGTATATATCTTTACGCGCTTCCACGCGAAAAATAAGATCATTGTCACAATGATTATAGCTAGTTTACAAAATGGCTTCACATAGCACGCAACAAGATGTATATAGAAAGCAAGAAGAAAGTAGTACCAACGAAGGAGGCCCAAAATGAAACGCTATGTAGTAGTAATGCTAAATAACGCATTCGAACAAGTGGAAATAGCAATCGTTAAGGGTTTCGACGACGCATTCAAATACGGTCAATTCATGATGAATGCGAAAGAAGATGAATACCGGGACTTCTTCCTGAAGGCACTTAACTAAGGATGATAGGGTGAGTTATGAAACTGGTAGCGATTGACAGAAATCTGAAAGCACAGAAAAACGCACAGGACCGGATCATCAAGAAAGGTAAGGAATTACTTAAAGCCTTTCTGAGAAAAGAAGTTTACCCCAAAAAGTTACGCGACGGTTACGGATACAAAATGGATATCAATCTTGATTGGAGGCTGTTTAGCGAAGATTTGAAGGTTTGGTTAATTGTTGAGCACCATGCCTATAACAAGTTATGTGGCGTGAAAGGCACTCATAAGTGAGTCGAGATATTCGAAAGGGGATATATCGCGCGGAATGGTCGTTTATAAATACGAAAAATAACCCCGGCATTGCACCGGGGTTTAGTTTATTTGCGGCGAGGTTGCAACATTCCGCCTGGTCTTTGAGATTCCCTTGTTATCATTTTCATGGCTACACGTTCCATTGTTAATTCAAGTCTGCGGCTGTCTTCGTCGCTGAATCCGTTCGTGGTCTGAATGCTGATACTGACAGGCATACTAATACCGCCACCGCCGCCAATATCACGGCCCGGAATAACTCTGCCGTTCTCGCCAGGGATCATATATTGATTGCCGTTAGATGTCTGGAATAGCTCCGGCCTGTTGTGTTCCCCTACGCGGTACATATTACCACCAATGACGCTACCACCATTAAAGCGACCGCCGCCGAAAATTGACGTAGCCAGCGACATGATCGCAGTGAGCGCCGCCGAACCAGCCGCCGCCCAGCTACCGCCAGTTGACGCCGCAGTTGCCGCCGCTGCTGGGGCCGCCGCCGCAGCAATGCTTCCCTGAGCTGCTACCGCGCTTGCTGTTGTACTTGTTTGCGTGGCCTTGCTTTGTGTCTCCATCATGATCTGATCTGCTATCCAGTTTGCAGCTATGTCTGAGAGTCTGTTACCGATATTGCCGAGTATATTGCTTCCTAAGTTAGCAAAAACATCACTCAATGATTGAGTGCCGTTTAACAGGCCAACAAGCGCATTACTCATTCCGCCTTTAAGGCCATTAACACAATCACCGATAAGGCCGTTTGTGTCGCTTTGCGCCTGCCATTGTTCCCATTTCAGATCGCGGATCTGTTGCTCATAGGCTAACAATTCCTGTTTCTGTTGCGCTTCAGTAGCGCCCAGGTCTATAAGCATTTGCTTACGGATGGCCCATTCATTTTGCGCCTGCTGGATGGGGTCAACTTCGCCTTTTAGCTGATCCATCGGGCTTACTATTTGTGACCATTTATCACGCAATTCATCTACCGGAATTTGTGCTAATTCTTCTTTCAGTTCCTTGCCGATCCCTTTTTGCGCGGCGCGGTACTCAAGGAGCGTGATTTTACCCTGGGCAAATGCAGCATCAATGGCCTTGCCGTTCTCCAACGCTTTGCGCATGGCGGCGGCGTCTTTGTTGTACTGATCAGAAACGCTTATACCTTTGTCACCAAGCCGATCAGCTTCCGATTTCTTCTCTTTTTTCTGTTTTTTCGGCTTGTCTACTGGCTTGTCGAATCCGGTAATCGCTCCGTCATTGGCAGCATTCTGTTCATTTTTCCTTGCTTCTTCTGTAGCCTGGATTGCTGCGGTCAGATCATCCTGTAGTTGCATGACCTTGCCAACGGTCTTCCCGTATTTCTTCTCGTAGTTGCTGTTATATTCGTCGGTTTGCTCTCCTACTACCTCCTTCATCCATTTATAGCCATCCATTAGCGCCTTGATTGGCGTCACCATTGCGATGATCTTCTCTGCCACCTCTCCAGCCTTAACAGCCACATCATCAAACATGTCGATAAATTCGCTACCAGCCGTTTTGAGTGTGTCGAAGCAGGTTTTAGCGAATTTAGCGCCATCGCCAAGCCCTTTAACGCCTTTCGTGATCAAGTCGATAGCTGAAACAACGCCATCTGACACGCCAAAAAGATCATCCAACTGCTCAACAAGGCCCATAATTTCTACTTTAAGCTCATTGATAGCCATGCCGGATGTGCGCGGCAACTGAGCAAACTTATCGTTTGTTTCCTGCGTAGCCGCCTGTATTGCGTTAACCATCCTTTCAGCCGTGATCTTGCCGTCCAGCATTTCGGCGCGGAACTGGCCCATTGATAATCCCATATGGCGGGCCATTGTTTGTACGATGGTCGGCGTATTTTCAAGCAGGCTGTTAAATTCTTCGGCACGAAGAACACCGCCGTCGATAGACTGACGGAATTGACGCATTGAGTTAGACATCTGTTCCGCTGACGCGCCGCCTAATGCACCCATTTTCTGAATAGTGCCAACCAGGTTAAGCAATTGCCCTTCCGTAGCGGAGGTGTTTTTTAGTGAGATAGCCAGGCCTTGCCATAATTCGCCAGTATCTTTCAGGCTCTGCCCCGTCTCCCTGGATATTTCTTTCAGACCATCAAAAACCCGCCCGGCAGATTCCGCGTCGCCTGTAAGCATTTTGATTTTGACGCGTAGCATTTTGGCCTGCTCTGCCATTTCCATAAACTGTCTAACGGCCTCGGCAGCAATTAGCAGATGGATAACCCTGGTCAGTGCTTTGATTGATGTTTTCAGTGTGTTTACCTGGCGATCGGCCTGTTTAGCACCGTGCTCTATACGGTCAAAGGCCTGGTCTGCCTGTCGTTGTGCTACAAGAAGTTGTCCTGTTTTTGCGTCAACTTCGTAATAAATTGTGCCTACACTGGTAGCCATGATTTAACCTCATGCAAAATGTGATCTATGTATCTATTTTATACAAAATGTCTTTATTTTAACGATACCGTTTTGTATAGATGATGTAGAGAAAGATAGAAGAGATGCAGGAAGGCCGGATGTCCCGGAGGAAGTGAAAGAGGATAAGAAAATGAGAAACGTAAACTACCGTCCCAACGAATATGAACGCTATGCGGACCTTATCGAAGAAATGTTAAAAGCACTTAAAAAATAAACAATATGCGTGTATAACTAAGTTAAAGGAAGCATTTAGCAAATCAGAATAATTACAGGGGGTTGATTATGAAACGGTTAGCAAAAATGGTGCTTGCTGTGATTGCTGCACTAGCATTTAACGCTAACGCTAACGAGGCCATAAACATTAACTGTGAAGAAGTGGCAAACCATGTAGCCGCATATCACGACATGATCAAAAAAGAACCAGCCGCACCCACAATTCTTTTTAAGGCAATTGATAAAAATTTTGAAGGTAAACCAGCTTATGCTCGTTGGTTTAATTATGGCCTTGTAAACGAGGCTGCTGTAGGCGTAGTCTTTGAAAACAACAGCGAAATAAAAAACAGGATAGCTAACGAGTGCAAAGCAAATAAAGTTGCTTTCGCTGAAAGAATTTTTAATAAAGGCGGCGCTGGTGCAAAAAATCACGCAATTGTCGATTTAGGTAACGGTTTTATTGATATTGTTAGAATCAAATAAGACAAACGCCCGGATCTACCGGGCTTTTTCTTGCTTGCGATTTTCCATTCTTTTTAGCGCCTTTTTAGCGGCCTCCATTTGCTCGTCATAAGCACGTTTATTTATGTGAACATTTGGTCTACTTCTTTCATTTCTTTCGTCTGGCGGCGTTTTAGCGCGCACTGCGGCCCTGTATCCGGTCATTGTCATGTTCCACGCTTCTGATTCAGATAATCCCAGATGAGCAACGGCAGAATAAACGAAATCAAGTACATCAAATGTCGGCTTGTATTCACCTTCCTGGATCTCGCTTGTATTTTCTTCCGGCCCGTCACCGATTAAACCGTGGTACATGCAGTGTTGCGCCAGCGTAATAACATCATCAACTGGCATTATTCCGGGCTTTAACCTTAATTTGCCCGAAGGAGTAAACCAGCATTCGCCCAATAACGGGCCTGTTTCGTCGTCTGAGCAACATTTCAGGATGTGCATTGACGTTTGCACTATCCCACCATAACACCGCGCCATAATGCGATTGCGGAGGTCTGGATCTGTAGGTAATCGTGAAGGGTATTTGCTACCGTGGATGGTTGCGAAATATTCCACAAGCTCCCTGTCATTACCGATTTTAGCCATCGCAGCGAAACACGGGTTAAATTCATAGCGCTTACCGTTCACCATAGCCACAAATTGTCCGGTACGAACATGAATCATAGTCTTCACCCTAAAAGGAAGGGGGCTAAATAGCCCCCTTATTGTTTACGCAGCAACCGGATCGGTTACAGTTACCTGGCCAGCGCTTTCGCACTCGATAGACCAGGTCGTCACATCATCATACGGAGCCTCTTCTTTGAAGGAGGTGCAAAGGAATGGCCCCTCGGTTACATCGGTGGCACTGACAATTTTCAGCCACACATATGGTTGATTTCCGGTAGCAGTGCCCGGCGACATTACATGCCGTTTTAGTGCTTTCTGGTTGTATGTATCATCGCTACGTGAAACACCATCACCAGAGAAGCTCACTGATTTATAAGTAACCAGCGACTCTTTGGTATAGTCGGCGGATTTATCAGCGGTAGCGTCTGCGGATTCCCATTCTACGGAAAGCGTTTTGCCGCGCATCATACCTAACGGCTTGTAGCCACCCTCTTCCGGTTTCGCGCTGGGACAAGCAATGGCATAGAACACGGCAACATCACGCCCGGTAAACGCACCGGATTTACAGGTTTCGGACATATTGGTTTACCTCTTATCTGGATATGATGGATTGAAAAGCTACGGTAAAAATAAAGCGCCCTTCTCTTGTCTGCATTGCAGGGATAGCGCCAACTGGCTTCATGTGTGTAATTTTATCAGTTTTATATTCTGTTAACATACTTTGACGGATGGCATCGGCAAGGTCTTCCACTTCACTGATATTTGTATCATTACGCGCTGAAATAACCAGAATGCGGAAATAATCACGGGTTATTGCTTCTTCACCAGTCGCGCCGCCGTTTTGCTGGATTACGATGTATCTGTCATTATTCGAATTGCTCCGCTCATTCCAGAAACGGGCCTGCAAAATATAGCCCTCATCGTATCCGTGGGATTGAATCCAATCCCTTATTTCGTCGTATACTTCGCTGCGCTTCATGTTTTGTAACCTTCTACAATCTCTTTATAAATATCGTCGGCGTTGTTTGGATCTTCGAATGCCTTGCGCAAGAATTCCGGCTCCGCGTTTGGGTCCCAATATTTACCTTTGCCAGTACCGCCGCCGAACTCAATTACCTGTTTCGGCCCGAAATCTGAAAGGTTATTCGTTTTGCCGAAATCTTCGCGCGGCTGGCCTTTTAATGTACCCGGCATATTGTGCACCCATTCAGCGTAGCGGGCCGTATATCCCAGGCGTAATTGCATACCGTCCGCCGTGTTCCCTATGTACTGGAACTGACTGTTAATTAAGAAGCCCGTATCGACTGGCGTCATATTAGCCGCGAAGCCACCAGCCAGCATACCGACGCGCCATAAAACTTCGTGCGTCTTTTTATCGGTGATTTCCTTTAGTTCCTGCTTTAATCTCTCACGGACGCGTTTAACCCCCTTGATAGGCATGATTAACCCCCTGTCACGATCTTATAATCCGGCGTGTCGTTAAACATGCTCATATCCCATTCAACGATCCCGGTAATAACGTTGGCCCCAGCCATCAGCGGGTCGGAAATATTAGTGGTGTCGCCAGTGGCAATCATCCAGCCGTTTTTCGGGCGCTGCACTGGCTGCATATTATGAAGCAGTTCGGTAAATACGGTTATTGTATTGCTAACCTCATTACCGTTTGTGTCTGTTGCAGTGCCGTCGGTGCGCTCCCATGCGCAGTTAATCAGGTATGGTGCGCCGTATACGTCGGCGTTTGTCCAGTCGTCATGCGTTACGGGGTAGATGGTGGCTAATGCCTTGTAACTGAATCGCGCAATCTTACTCATAGCCGTAACTCCAGCTAATGACCTTTGGATGAGTTTTCGCCACGCGCGGGCAAAGAATCACCCATTCACCAGCATCATTGAGATATGCCGCCACCTGTCGCCCGGTGTCAGTCTTCACCCATACGCGGGTAAACGGCTTCGGCATTAGTGGCTTCGGTAGTGTTAGGTCGTTCCACATTGTTACATCCTCCTACTCTTACCGATCCATAGTCCGGCGTGCGCGGTGGCTTCGGGATCTGCCGGGATTAGTTCGGCTGTGCAATTATGTTTGTCAATTGAACGAAGCAACGAGCAAGCTGCCTTCCATCTTTTATTAAAATCGACATAGCGGTAGGACTGGATCGCACCGTTCGGCCCAGTCTGCGAGGAAATGTATTTATCAGCCTGGGTAAGTCCTAACAGGCCAATCAGATAAAGCTGAATCAATGTTGCAGTGGAGGACGGATAATTAGCATCAAGGCATTCGTTTACGCTATTAGCCTGCTCCACCAGCAAAGATAAGATAATGTCTGGCAGGTCAATCCCCTGGCTTTCGAGATATTCCCGCGCCTGTTGTGTGGTAACCATTTTGTTTTCTCCACATACAAAAAAAATCCCCGGCATTGCGCCGGGGAGCTACAGAAACATATCAATCAGGTATTGCTGCCGTAGACCACTCCTGAACGACCTTCCATGTCACGGGTGATTTGCAGACCCTCAGCGGACATGATGCGGAAGTTGTAGTTATCAGTCGGCATCATGCGCGGTAACGGTACAACACCAGTAGTCATACCAACCAGCGGGGTAATTACGCTACGGCTGCGCTGATAAGCAATGAACTCGTTGCCGGACAATGCATAGCTCTGGCGAATCTCACCAACCGGAGCGAACGGCATAATGACGCTCAGCACGCTACCGACTACAGCACCATTGACGATGTGCGGACGGGCCAGGTTAGCCATGATCTCAGGCGATACCCACATGACGTCGTATTTAGCTACGAAGTTGGCGCGAGCCAGCTTGCCGAACTCACCAACGGTGAAGAAGTCAATGATCTTGTCGAAAACCGCAGTAGTCAGGTCGACTTTTGCGACGGTTTTTAGTTTAAGCTGCTGGGTGCTTTTGTGGTTTTTAATACCCATAGCTTTATGACCATCAACCACGATGCTATCGTTACCATTCAGGTAGAACTGGACGCGTGCTTTGTTGAATTTTTTCAGTTTCAGGCGCTGACTATCCAGGGCAAGGTCGATGCCTACAGTATTCAAGCCCTGAGCGAGACGCCAGTTAACACCGTAACCAGCCGCGAACATCGGGATCGGGTCGCCATCGCTATCGTATTCGGTGTGATCAAAGCCGTGTGGCGCTTGACCATCCATAGACATCACAACTTCATCATTGATGTCACCGGATACGTTGTACATTTTCAGCGTTTTACCGACTGGCAGTACGGTTTGCACACCCATCAGGTCGTTTACGATCTCAATACCGATTTCTTCGGTGTTCAGTTCGATAATCTGGTTATCGATTTCTTTCCAGAATTCTTTTGCGAAGCCGCCGACGGCGTTACAGGTCAACATTTCAGCGGTCATATTTGCCTGATTTGCTGCAATCATGGCGTTGTGCTGCTCGTTGAAGATATTGCGTTGCGCCCACAGTTCTTTCCAATGGCCCTGCATACGGGCGTTGGTGGCAAGGTTTTCTTTTGTAAAGTACATGTTTTTCCCCTTTTAAATTAAGCAACGCGAACGCGGATAAAATCTTCCGCCTCCAGGGTTACGTCTTCCTGGCAGTATGCGATGATCGGATCTGGCGCTGCCTGTTCACTTGGCGCAACAAACAGTTTCACCCCGTCGGCTGCGAGAGCAATAGCTGCACCCTTAACATAAGCGGCTGCAGGAACAAGGAGAGCAAACTCTCGGCCCTGTTCCACATAATCAGCAACAACGGTTGCGCCTTTAGCAATTTCATCAGCAATGGTTTTGCCTTCATGGAATGCCGGGTTAACAATGAAAAGTTGGGCCTTGCCAACATCTGCAAGGGCTGCTTTAGCGAATTTACCTTCAGCCAGTTTAACCAGTTCACCAGGCTTCACCGCCTCATTGGCTGCATAGGTTTCGGTAATTGACTTACCATCAATATTTACACGACGAAAACGAAACATTGTGATCCCCTTTTAATTAGAAATAGGTGTTAAAGTCTGGTACTTCGCCTTTTTTACCTTCGCTTGCTGCGTTGGTTGCCATCGGCGCGGCTTTGCCCAGGGATTTAAACATTGCTTCTAACGCTTCACCGCTTAATGCGTTAGCAACAATTTCGCCGTGTACTTTTGCTACTGCGGCGCGTTTTTCTGCTTCTTCTTTATTTGCGTTTGCTGCGATCTCTTCTTTAATCGCTTTCTGATTGGTCTGTAATTCTTCAACGCTTGCCTGTACTGGTTTTAATGCCTCTGCTACTGCATTAGCGATATTGGCGGATAAGCCTTCGTTAATTTCTTTTACCAGTTCGGCGCGTTCTTCTTTGGTCAAAGGCATGGGATCGTCCTCCGATTTATTGGCCTTAATTTTTTCATTCAGGGAGAAAAGATTAGACAGGTGTTCAGCGAACTGAGCGAACCATGATTTACTTTCCTCATTGGTTGCAAGCTCGCCATTATTGAGAATAATTTTATCAGCCTGTTTTTCATATGCGCAAACTTGAGCACTTTCGGTATTAGTGGCAATCGTCACTTCTTTATCAGTGAAGTCCACAACATACACGTAATCGGCATCAGGAAATAATTCACGCGCCGCGTCGGTTAATTGTTTCTCAAGCGTACGGTAACTGTTTTCTTTCATTGCCACCGCCATTAACGGTTTCGCCTGGTCAGTATTAACCATCAACCCTACACCCTGTTCAGGTGATGCGGCTGGCGGCTCATGCAGCAAAATAGCGTCATGGTCGATCGACATAATTTTTACTACATGGTCAGCGCCCTGGGCTTTCATCTCTTCAGTAGCTGGCATACGCTGACGATATACAGCGACGGACGACCAGATAGGATCTTTGCTTTCTCCTTTCTCCAGTGCTTCCAGTCGGGTTAATAATTCGCGCCCCTGTTCTGAATGGCTGGCTGTTTCAATATCCACCCATTTTTCCACATAAACACGATTGCCGCGTAATTCAACGTTTCTGTTCCACGCTCCACAAAACCCGGTGTTCAATCCTTCCGGGCTAAATGCGGAAACAAATTTACCGTCAACGGTAGGATGGCCTAACGGTGCAAGCGTCCCCTCCAGTGACTGGTAATTAGCGATAATTTCAGCTTCTGGGTAATACTCACGATTCATAACGATATTGAATGGCAACGTATAGGACGGAACAACAATATGCTCGCGCCCGTTATACGTTTCCCGACGTATGGTATTAGCGGTTAATTTGGTATTAACCTGAATTAATTCTTTTTTCACGGTTTTACTCCCAATCTTCGCCATATTTAGAGTGCGCAACCTTATAGTTTTCTTGCGCCCGCTCCAGTATTCGCTTGTTTAATATATTACCGTCTTCATCAACTAATACGGTAATCGTGGTGCATTTGCAGTTAATTGAATTAGGGGATCTACTCCACCATTCTCGCTGTTCATCTATGGTGTATGTTTTACCGTGCCGCTGCGCGTGCGATAGCCTTGTTGTCGGTGATAATGCAGAAATGTGCATTTGCATCGTGCGCAGATTAAATTCTTCTGTCGCCGCTTCAGCCTCATCCATACGCGCTGTGCGTAACGCTGTGCATATTTCAGTTCGGGCAATACGTTTGCACCTGTACAGTGGCAATTGCGTTTCCTGCTGCAATGTGCGCGCTATTTCCAGTGGATTTAATCCACGTGCCATCCCTTCTGTTAATCGCCGGGCCATATCCTTTTTGATCTGTGCGGTCAGCCCGCGCATTTCCTCAAATACACGGGTACGGACCAGGGCAAGGCGCGTGCGGTAAGTTGTGCTGGATAGCACGGCTGATACATCAGGATAAGCGCTTGAGTAAGTGACCGACTGGTTAGCAAGATTGGCGTACTCCTGCGCCGTGCCGCGCTGATAGGCAACCTTCACGTAATTCTGCCAAAACCAAAAACTTTCCGGGTCGGTTAGCTCGAATATCTCATCAATCATGTCGCTGGCGTCCTCCAGCATGTCATGTAATTCATCCATGTAAATCTGGAAGGTGTATTTCTTATTAACAGCCAGGCTATATTGGATTCTGTCCAGTATGGCGATATATGGATCGGCTACTTTTTTCAGGCAGGATTTGAAACGCTTAACAGCACCAGAACGTAACTTCCCTGTCATGGTCGGATCTTCGGTGTTAGATGGCATTATCGCGGCTGGAGGTATTCGCCTGATTATTTTCTTCACCTTCATCATCGTCATCCTCTTCCGTTTCTACTTCACTGGCTGGGCCATCGTATCCGGCAGCCTCGCGGATCTCATCGCCGCTAAATATTTCTTCACCAGTAGCCAAACAAGCCTGATTGATTTGCGCCATCTTGTCTGCGGCTTCCAGTAGCTCTGCTTTGGTCATGGCGTTAAGGTCGTCCCATAGCACTGATACATCTACTGGCATACTGATAAGGCGTAGATCTGCCATCTTGCGGAACAGATCTTCAATCTCGCCACCGATTTCCTCCCTGCGGGTCATGCAGCGGCTGTTGAAGTAACGCAGGTCTTCGGTTGATGCGCGTTCTCCCTGCTGGTTCCCAACCAGGATGCGGGTTGGAATATCAACACCAGCGGCGGCGGTTTGCAGGTTTACGTCATAGGTTGATGACGGGTCGGATACGGCAGTAACCAGCGGGCTTACTGTTGCACCCTGTAACGCCATCATTACGTCATTACCCTTATTCATTTCAGCAGTAGCCTCATTGAATCTTTCGCGTAACTCTGTAACGTCGCAATCGTATGTTGCAGCCAGGGAACGGAAGTCAATATCTTTATCGAACGAAATGGCAAGCTGACGCGCTGCGTTTTTCAGGAATGATTCACCACTACCGCCTTCCACTTTTTCCAGTGATACGAATGCGTTGTAGGAAGGTTCAAGGAAAGCGATGACATCATCAGAATAGTCGCCAAAGATGAATATGCGGTCAGGGTGGATCTTTCTAGCAATGGTCTTACTGTTAATGCGTTCTTTGTATTCCCACCACGTTGGCAGGCCATAGTTTTCATTATCCGGGTTTTCTTCGAAGTCCTTCGGTGTAAGAGCGCCAGCCCACACAGGGGTAAATTTTGCAATGCCTACGCCTTTTGTCACTGGCTGATCCCACGGCTTGTTATCTCTGATATGAATTAACAGACCAGAGTAACGACCAATGAGGCGGCGGCGATCACATTCAGCAACAGTGCGCCAAAATCTGTTGTTAAATTTCTTCTTGATTTCTCTCTCCCACGGTGTTTCCTTTTTCGCTTTCTCGTCTTCAGTTCCTTCAATCATCTTTGGCTTGGTGCGCCAGCAAGTAGTAACAATCTTTTCTACAGCACCGTGAGCGATGCCGCCGCGTCTGTACAGTTTGTATAGATCGTGATACGTGATCTCTTCTTTAAATCCGTATTCACTCCACGCAGCATCACGTTTGGCATCTATCCCCATAGTGAACGGATGTGCCGCTGCATAGCGGGCAAAGGCCGCCTGGCGTTGAGACAAGGCAGCATTAACCGCCAATTCTAAATTGGATGGCATAATGTTTACTCCTGAATACATGTTTACGCGTTGCTACGCGAAAAATAGAAAAATTCGTGAGGGATTGTGAGGCAGATTTTGTGTAGCTAATTGAGAATTATTATTGTTCATCTTCGAAAATTTTTCGAAGTTGATAATAATCAATAACTTAAAACCCTCGCAGGCGCTTAGGTAACATGAGGCCCATCGCCTGTGGCTGGCTTAGTTCAGTGATACCCCATACCATAGCATCCATACGGTCAGGGGATTTTTTAGCGGTGGCTGGCACGTATTCCATCATTTGATTTTCCAGCGTGTACAGCTCACCAGTGTGTGCCACCCTTCCTTGTGCATACAGTGCCGATATTGGCTCGGCGCGGGCGAACTTACCTTTACTTGCATGCACCTTAACAATACGGCCTTTGAATCCGGCATTACGCAACGTGGCCTCTGCCATTTCGCCGCCCTGGTTAGTTTCGATAACCATCGCGTCAGCTTCATGGATGTTGTAGGCGTTCATTGATGCCTGCGCCCAGTCGTTAGGAGACATGCGGCCTGAGTAGTCGCCATCAACAGAATACTGAGCATTCTTACCGCCACCATAGGCGGAACATGCCACGATCCCTGTTTCGTCAGACTCATCAGATGATGTTGTCGCCGGGTCAATAGCTATTACAGTGCGTATTTTCTCCTGCGTTATCTGCATCCGGTGCGCTGCGGTTATCATTGCTTCAGTCCACAATGCACCCTCTTCGTCGAATTTACGCGGGCGCTGCATGTACTGGGCCTCAAATGACCGTCTGTGTGCCTTCAGTCCTGCTTCATGGCTGTCATTGTGCTTTTTAGGCCATAGCCAGCCATCTGGCAGATTGTGAGGAATGGGGATAGCGAACTCGTTTTCAGGGTACAAATCCCGATAGTCAACGCTATTGTCGATCTTCACTGGCAGGTTCAGGTGATGCCATTTCTCCCCGCTCCCACCGCGTAGCAGGTAGCCTGACAAATCATCGTAGTGGATGCGTTGCATGATGACGATAACAGGCGTTGTTTGCACTGCCAGACGTGAAGCAAGCGTGTCGTTATAGTTAGTGTTAACCTGCTTTCTCACCACGTCAGAGTAAGCGTCAGCGGGTTTTAATGGGTCATCGATGATTAACGCGCCGTTAAATCCCGGTTCCATATACCCTGCACGGAACCCAGTAACCTGACCAAGCGATGACGTTGCATACACGCCGCCGCCGTATTCAGTCCACCACATCGATTTACTGTTGGCATCGTTGCGGATCTTCATGGTCCACATTGCCTGATATTCAGGCGTACAGATCATGTTTCTTACTGTCGAGGAATTGAGTAGCGCCAGGTTGTTGGAATAGGAAACGTGAAGGAAGCGTGTGCGGGGATTTATTGCGAGGGACCGCGCCATCATATTGATAGTGGCGATCATGGTTTTGCCGTACCCTGGGGGAATATTGATGATGAGTCGGGTTATCTCACCATTGATAACGCGTTGCAGTGCATCACGGATGGCTAAATGATGGCCTGAGATTAACATCTTCGTTCCGTTTGCTTGCTTATAGAAGTAGCGATTGAAAAACAGGCCATCGTTTTCACATTTTGACTGAATAACCCTTTCTTTGATGGACAACATAATCACACCTCGTCTTCTACTTCCTGGACGATGCTGGCGATCTCTTCTTTCGTGACTTCAACCTGGACGGGCGCTTCTTCCTTATTGCCAACAATCTCCTGTGTGACACGTTCGCCGTATTTACGCGGTTGCAGTTTTGCCAATAGCCATTTACGCGTTTCAATCATTAATTGGTGGCGGCGTAGTTGGTCTTTATCAACGTTCTTAGCATCATCAGCTATATCGAGGATCTCATCAGCTAATACCTCGAAGCCGATTTCCTTCGCGCGCATGTACATGTCCGAGAATTCCGGCACGTCTCTAAACCATTTCAGGATTGTTGAACGGGTAGGCATACCAGGCATCTTCGAAATTTTGTTAACGCTCTGACCGTCCGCCACCAGTTCGCAGATCTCTAACGCTTTTTCTTCTGTATAACCATGCGGACGGCCCACCCTTTTTGCGGCTGGCTTTTTATCGTCAGCATTTGCCTTTTTAGTGCGGGCCATAATTCACCTCTCAATATTTATTGATGATATATACGCAAGCTACAAAACTTGCGCAGTATGTTAAAACTTCCAACCAGTCGAACAGCTCTTTCATTGTTTACCTTTATGCGAAGAAAACGATAACGACTAACAACGTGCATATAGCCATAATTAAGAAGTCACTGTCAGACGTTGATAATCACCCCAATAATAATTAACGCAACGGTACACACGATCAACATAATATCAATAGCATTCATGCGTTCACCTATTGAGTTAACGCGATCATGGTAAAAACAATCGCAACGATCAGGAAAAAGAAATCAAGCCATTTCATTTTTTCATCTCCCGGTATACGTCCACAGCAATAACCACAACTACAGCCACCAGCAATAGCATCTCATATGCGTTCATTGACACTACCTATAACCAGACCAATGATGATAATTACGGCTACTACGCAAAACATCATCCCGCACATAATCGCCAGTAATTCGAATATATCCATGCCGTCACCTATACAACATTCTTCCACCAGAAACAGATAATGACGGCGACCAACGACCACCAGATGAGATCGTAAATATTCATGGTGAATACCTTCAGCTTTCAATGAGTATCATGATCGCCAGCCATACAGCGACGCAGACAGAAAGGATAATTAGCGGGTCAATCATATTTTTCACCCCACCAAATACTTGATATATACGTTTATCAGCGCAACTATAATAGAACCCACAAGAAACACAGAAACGCCGATTAATCCGGCGATGATGTAAGCATCCATAATATCAATGTCCGTATATCAAGATCACAGCGGCAGCTATGCCAACAAATACGCCTAACAGAAAAGTAAACATAATTACCCTCTCTTAAAGCTCATAACGCGCGGTACAAGCGCCTCTTTTGCTTTCGGCTTACGTTTGCCTTTCTTAGCTGGTTTTTTCTCTTCTTTCGGCTCCTCTGCCTGTTCTGCTGCATCAGTCGCCTGCTCTGCCTTTTCTAACGCCTGCTCAACGACTTCAGCCGCCTGCATCGCTGTGATCTGTGCTTCGTTTGATTCAGCCAGGATTGGGAAGAATGCGTCAAAGATACGTCCAACCATGTAAGCGTAAGTCTCATTCGCAGGATGAGTAGGATCAGTGGTCGCCACGACGCCTACATCACTTAAAACGTGGAATGTAGTGTGAGCGCATTCATGGACCAGCGTTCCAGTCTCATTGTTGAATACTGCGATCACGTAGAAATTACCGCCGGTCTCACCAGTACAGGTTAACGTCAGACCGCCAGCTAGTTCGAAATCAGGTTCGATTGGTATTCCGGCCTTTTCGCAAAATTCATAGAACATCTCGCGGGTCGGGCAAAAGAAAACGGTTGTATGCTCAAAGAGCGGGACTTTGAATTGAGGCAACTTAATGCCTTTAGCCTTAGCCATCAGAATAATCTCCTGTCTGGTTTGCTTTTACTTCCTGTTTATACAGCGGCAGAAATGACATAAAACACTGAGAACGGCGCTTCATCAGTACCGTTTCCAGAATTTTATAAAATAGGTGGGTGGCGCTTTCTTCTACCCAGGTAGCGCCTGACCTGTTAATGGGACTGTTGATCCGGTATTACGTGTTTTTGAATTTCCGCCGTCGCTCGCGGGAAGGATTGGCCCGGTTATGGCTGGCTGGCAGAAACGGCGACACGTCCACGCGCTGTTATTCTTTGCGTAAGCACTGAGTTTTGATGTAGTCCTGAAGACCAGTAATCTGAGCGTCTTTCGTTTTTAGTTGTTCTCTGAGGGATAGATAAGCCGATTCAGCGTCGGGAGTGAGTCTACAGGAGGCTCCATCAATGCGGCTGGCGGATTCGGCGGAGTCGGACACTCGCACGGGTATTGCGTTGACGCGCAGCCTGATAGTGCCGTTATCAATGCCAGTGCGCAGATCGGCAATGTCAGATCTGATAGCTTTAATTTCATCGTGATACCTCTTATCAAGTTTTGACAGTTCGGCGTTTCGCTCCTTCATCTGCTGAATAGTGTTACTTGCTGTTTTCAGTGCGCCTTGCGTGGTCGTTAGCTCGCTTTGCATTGTGTTTATCACTGACTGGCAGTGACTGAGCGCGGCAACAAGCCCGACGATAATGCAAACAACAACGGCGATGATTAACGTCTTCACCTTGTCCATGTTTCACCCCATTCGCAAACGGCATATTCAACATCACGGCGATTGATTAAACCTTGCCACTGTTTACCACCAGCATAAATCCAGCGTTTAAGCTGTGCGCACGCTTCTGATTTCTTGCCGTCATTGAGTAGTTTTAATAATGTTGATGTTTTGAAGTTGGTAGCGCCTACGTTATAGGCGAATGAATAAAGTGCTGCGCGGGTAAAATCTGATATTTCGACTTTAATATAGGGGTCGATCGCTTTTGCGGTTTTGTGTAGATCTTTATTTAACAAAGCATCGCATTCTGCTTGTGTGTATGTCTTGCCCAACATGATGTCTTTTCCGGCGTGACCATAGCAAACAGTCCATACACCGATAACATCACGATACGGATCGTGTTCAACGCCCTCTAATGGCTTAATCATCACCGCCGCAATAGCGATCGCCCCACCAGCCGCCGCCGCAATAATCTTATTTTTCAGCGATTGGCTAATCATGTTACTTATTCCCCATTCGTGCGTCGTGTTCCTCTTGCGCTCGCTTGTTCTCCTGTGATTTGAAGTAATAGTTAACGGCAAATGTGCCAATGGTTGATAAGATACCCACAAAGACGGCAACGTCATTAATGGTTATCGCACCAAAAAAAGCGGTTACGGTCCCTGTTACATAAGCGCACGCCGCCCGTATTTTGTCGAACATAGATTTACCTCCAACAAAGCAAAAACCCGGCGCTGGGCCGGGTAGTTACAGTTTCGCATTGTTAGAGAATATTTTAATCTGTTTGTTTACGCCCTACAAATACGGCTTTAACGATAAGGGCCAAGCAAACGCACAAGCCATTCTTTGTATTTGGCGGCAACGTGTTTTGGTGCAAAATATCCTTGCACTTCCTTACCACCTCGCCACTCCCTTCTAAATTCGCACTCGTTTTGATACTCCTTTCCGCTTTTACTATCCAGCCAGCAAGCAGGTGAGTATCCTTTTTCAGTTCCGAACCGATGCCATATTGATGACAGTAAAACCATTTCTTCCATATTACCCCCAACAAATACGGCTTTACGGCTTTCTATATATCAGGCCATTATCAAGCAACATCTGCATATGCCAACGATCCATGCCGCTTGATTCCCAATATGGATCGTCATCAGGTCTTATCATCACCTTATTACCTTTAAGTAAATAGACGATGTTAAATACCTTATGCAAATAGATACCGTCTTCGATCTCGTTCATAGGTCGCTAACCTTCACCAAATCACCATTATCAAGCATGATTTTAATGTTTTCTCGCGTCGTCTCAATAAATGGTTTTCTCCACTCACCGCTATCAATACTGACACGAATATCATCACCTTCCACGCGGTAAAACAACCTGTCGACTACTGTTGCTGCGTACACACCATCTTCAATCATTTCTTGCGCTCCTTAATGGCCCGCATGATGTTGATGCGCATAGCATCAGCGAAAGCGTATATTGTAATGAAAGGCCAGAAAACCAACTCAAACCAAATAACGCCGTCACTACCTACAGCTTTCTGAAGAGCGCCCATTAAAACTACACCAGCAAGGTAAAGGAGAACTACCGCAATAATAAGACATTCAATCATCATCGCCCTCGCCTTCTTGTTCAGCTAGGAAATAATCAACTACGCGGTAAGTTACTGGCGGGATGTATTCGAAATCATCAGAATCAAGATCAAGCGTCCTGTTGTCGCTGTCGTCGTCAATCGTATTCATCCCTAATTCACCAAAAGGGCCATACCCCATACAGCCCAGGTATTCACACCCAATCGTAAATCCCGGATACTCTCCCTTACACCGGATTTTGTAAGGTTTATTTGATGCGCTCAATTTTCGATCCCCCGTCTTCCGATTCTGTTATTTTGTATTCTGCAACCAGTTCCGCGCCAAGCAATTCCACTTCCATATCAGCGATACCCTGGAACATCAGATAGGCAAAAACTAGGCTTTTAATTCTATCCAGGTCTTCAAGATGGTCTGCGTCAAAAGGCGGTTCAGATACGTGGAAGCATTTAACGTGCGCGTCGTCTTCAGTAGCCACACGGAAACATGCGCCGCGTTTACCTGCGAATTGTCCAATTTCTTTATCTTCTGGAAAAGATCCACGGAAAACTTTAACACTGATAAATTTAGACATTGATTATTCTCCTTCGTAAGGAATTAAAATTCAGCACCAGGTAAGCTACGCGCTTTATTTACCACATCGTGTTTTAACAATAAACTGGCGTGATAACTTATGATCCCCATAATACCGACCTGTATTTCATCATTTCTTGACTTTATTATTAACAACTGGTTTTTAGTGAAGATCCTGTCTCCATCAGTGATATATAACCAGTCACCACGTTTGCCAACAACAATGTGAGATCTGCCTAAGCTGTCTTTAAATTCATAATTACAGAAAACATCACCTTTAGGCACTTCAACAAAACAGCACGCAATGAATTTATCGCTTTTCATGATTTTGCCATCCGTCTTTCAGTGGCTTATATATAACAAAATGGCACTGCCGAAACAATGCCATTTCGTAAACATTGTGATACAGATCACATTTACGTTTCTTCAGTAAAAGTAACCTTCATCGCCCCATCCGAACTACGGACAACATAGCGACCAGCTCCCCGGCGCGGCTCTGCATACCATAAGTGACCGTAAGTGTCAGTAACGACGATAAACGGCAATTTAGGAGACAATCCCATCGGTTTTTTCAGCCGTATACTGTGCGCCTTCTTCAAAACAGCCTAATTTCGATTCGTTACACGTTAAAATCATTTTCATACCCCTACATACGAAAACGCAGCAAAAGCACCACCAGCACGCGCATAAACAAGTGCCGTGCCATACCCCATCTTATAAAATCGCCATAACTGACCCTGGTCGTCAGTAATGGCATGAATATATTCCTGATCCTTTGCGTCAACCAATGCCGCGTCAACCTCGTAGATCTTGCCATTCTTAAAAAACGCGCTGCATCGTGAGTATGTGCACTGGTATCTATGTTTCCGATTCATAGCACCTCACTTATTCCGGTTTACTGCCTTCGCGGGCGCAAAACTCCGCGATCTCACGGAAATCATGCACTATGCGATAAATATACAAACCAGCGGCGTTATTGATATGGCTAACATAAGCGAAATAAACTTTATCATCATCGCCAGTTATCGCCATTGCACCATCACCGCCCGGTGCGCCGTGGAGTTGAACGCCGCAATAGATCTTCCCTTCTTCAAAAATATTGCGGTCGCGCGTCTGCAATACCTCAAAATATAAATGTTTCATTGTTGCCCCTTTAATAACGTTCAAAGCTGGCAGCAAAACCTACACCGGATATTTCACCGCCTTCATAGCTCGGCCTGAATACCCATATTTCGTCATGATTATCAATCAAGGCAAGGCAATTACTCATTGTGTGTGCTTCATTGCCATAAACGATGTGAACGTCATAAATACTCCCAATCGTGAAAACACTGTCATTGCTTGAGTATGAGCATTTAACTTGCATCAGAAAACCCCTTTATAATCGACCGTGTATTTTGCTATCAGATTCCAGTCGCAGTAATTAAGCATGTCGCGAGGCTGCCAGCCTTTCATCCCGACCGCCCGCCGCGCAGCGTGACGGCGATAATCATCGTTATAGTCAGCTATGCACCACGGCTGGAGAACAAACATATAATTTGCTTCATTAACCAAGATAGCCACCCGCTTTCCTGTTGCCTTGTCTTTTGCCCTGAAATAATTCACTTTCATTTTAATACCTCGTCGATCAGCATTTCTTCTTCCAGGTTAGCCGGACGTTTACGGAATATCCCGGCAAAAACCAGGTCATCAAGTAGGTCTTTGCGTTTAAATAGCCACTCTTTCATTATTACCCCGTCATCGCTGCGATATACGACGCCGTTTTTCAAAAAATAAAAAGTGCTGGTATTTGTTTGAAGGTATAAATCTTCGTAAACGTCCATGATATTAACCCTCGACTACTTGCAAGCCGCGCCCCTTATCGCCTACGAAGTCGCCCAGGCTAAACGTATATGACCACGCCGGGTTAATGTAGTAATCATCAGCACCGTGAGCGATAAGGTCTTTACCCAAAATGACGCAGGTCACATCATCAGAATGAACAACGTCTACCGTTTCCCCTACCACGCGTTTTAATGATGGGTAGCCGTGATCGTGCAAGAATTTAACTTTCATATTTCTTTCCCTTTATAAGTAACAGCATCAGCGATCAACAATACCGCCAGCAATTCACCGTCATGTAACGGGTCTGGAATAGCAAAAAATATGTCGCTGTTTTTGTCCGGCACTACTACGCGCATATTTCCCTGTTTGTCTTCATGCACGAACCACGGCTTTTCGTGTGGCTCAAACATGCCGAAAAGTAATTTAAGATCTATTTCTTCACCCTTCGTGAATAACGACACATCAGTTGTAGTGATAACTAACGCTTTCTGATCTGCTGTTTTCTTCGCTCTCATTCCTCTGTCTCCCAGCGGTCTATGCTGATTAAAAAGTCCCGGATAGCGTGTCGCTCGTCGCGCGTCGGTTTACGCTTCCGGTAAATCTTAAAGTCAAACCATTCTTTTTCTTGTTCGAAATCCAGGTTGTAAGCAAGCACCTCAATATATCCACATTCGTGATACTGGTACGCCACGCCAGCACGAACAAAAAAGCGGGTTTTATCCCGCTTGTGTTCATAGATACGCATATTTGCCCCACTATGCAGTCGTGTAACTATCTACCAGCTTTTCATCCTTCATTCTGGCAAGCTGGGAGATATTCATCGTGTAGCCTTCATCAGAGAAAAGCCACTCCGCAGCCTTGCGACGAAAAGTAATATCATCATGGTTGCGCGTCCATGTGGCGATCACCACGCGCTTTCCGTCAGTGGCAAACATAGATAATTCGTTATCAACCACGTCGATAGCCTGCCAGATTTTTAGCTCCATGATTTATCCCCGTAAATTTTGAATAATTCCCGTGCTTCCTGATCTTCGAATAACTTCATATGCAGATCATGCAGGCGGCGCATTGTTCGGAAGCGCGGTCTGAATTCCTGGCTTCGTTTAATGTATTTATCGCCAATTGAATAAATATGACCGTATGAATACCATCTATTCCCGACCCAAATTAGATAAATTTCACCCTCATAATTAAATTTGATTGTAAGCTCGTCAACCTCCATTATTAATCCTTTATCGAGGATATCATTCAGCATGTCGTCCCATTCTTTGAGGAATTGTTGCTGATACATGCCAAAAATTGTATTTGCAGCGTGGCAAAGGTAATCAAGGATTATTTGCATATTGTCACCACATCATATAATAAACGTTATCGTAAGCTAATTGGTCCGCGTCTTCTTGCGTCATGTGCCGCGCTTCCAGAAAGAAATCTTCGTTATGCCATTCACCAACAAGCATTCGCGCCCATTTGCGGCGCTGGCGTTTATTGTGTCGCAGATCATCAAAAACCTTTAACGCTTTGTCATATGACCTTACCAGGCGTTTACGGTTACTTTTCATTTCTCACCCTTCCTATTTCCTTAATCTCAATATTGCGCAACCGGACGTCGCACGGCGTTTCAGATTTACCAGTAAGCGCCAGCGTCAGGTTTTCAGGTGTCGTATAGAGAATTATCTCTTTACCCGTGCTAAATTTAATTTCTATGCGGATCTCGCTTTCGTCGCCGCACAACACACGACTGATTGACAGGCCAGCTTTTTTCATTGCTCACCCCACCTTAACATCCAATTCACATCACATTTAATTGCGAATACCTTAACAGGATCAGGGCCGAATAATGGATGCGTGATAGTTTTTACTTCGTACCCGAAATAAGGCAGGTTTATGATCCGGTGCGCTTCGTGGCTGGCTGGATACCCCAGCTTAATGATCAGGCGTTCATATTCCCGCCCCTCCAGGCGTTTACGCCAATAGTCATTGTAAAGCCTGTATTCTTCCACCTTCTTTCCCGCCCGGATGGCGTGGAAGTATTCCCCTTTCAGATTCAAATGCAGGTCTTTACTTGCCATCGCTATGATCCTGTAAACAGTCGTTATAGCCTTCAATATATCCGGTTAATCCGGTATTACTCACTGACCATTCAGCCGAACGGCGCTTGATGGCCTCGTCCATCGTCATAACATCGACCGGATCTCTTAGGTCTATATATTTCCTTAATTCAGTAACTATCACAGCCCTTAATTGTTGTGTATTTGAATAAGTCCTGGACTTATCAGTTATTCCGTTTACAAGATCCCTGAATTCATGTTCTTTTAATTTAGGCTTCATTATCACCACCCTCGAAATACTGCTCAAGAACACGTTTTACGTTCATTTCACGATGATAATTATTATCTGCATAGATTGCTGCTGCCGATATGTGATCGATAATTTGCTGCAATAAATCAGGATGAATTTTTATTTTTTCGTCAAGAACAATGCGCTCCGGCTCTGGTGCTGTAGCACTATCTTCAATAATTTCTATCTCACCATGACCACCGCATCGCGGACAAACAAACTTATCGCCTTGATACAAAAAGAAGCCGCAACCTTTTTCAGTCTTAACAACCATGCCGTCGTCGTCGCAGTTTTCGCAATATAACCACCCGATATTAATTATTTTCATCTTCTCTATTCCTCCCGTAAATGTGAACAGGCTCAATAGGTACGGCTGGCAATTCGCCTTCGTTTAATGCGCTTGCCATACCCAATATCAATCGCGCTTCTGCACCAGTTACTTTCTTACACCACGCGCCGCCCGTTTTATCTTCGAACAAGATAACGGCAAACTGATCGTTTATTTCTAACTTGTCCATTATTCACCCCGTGTCACTCGTTTAATTTCGCTTTCCGCGCGGGCCTCTTCTTTGAATAGCTCCGCTATGGCGTCTTCATAGAAAACCCGGTATTTCTTCCACCATGTTGATCTGCTTACCGGGAAAACAAGCTGGTTAACGGCCTGCCGGACGAGATCTACCGGGAAACGCGAGTACCCGCGCCCGCCGCAATGCTGGCACGTTTTGAATACTGGCATTTCCGCCGCTTCACTGGCTGCTTTATCCGGTACTTCTCCGCGCCCCTTGCAACGTTGGCAATGGTTTTTAACGTAGCCTTTGCCGTTGCACCGCGAACAAATTGTCGATGTGTATTTGCAATATGGATTTGGTAAATGCCCGTGGCCGCCGCACTTAGGGCAAACTTTTTCGGTCGCCGCACTCTGGCAATAATCCCGAAACGCGAAAACGGCAACAAGAATAATAAGTCCATTGCGCTGATCCTCGTTTAACTCCATCACGTATTCGTAATCTTTCGCCATAGCCCTTAAACGCTCTGTAAGCAAAACTACGGCCCTATGTTTTTCGGCTTGTGATAGTTCCATCTTCCCTAAAAAAGCGCCATATCCAAGCTCTACGCGCGATTGCGCCATACCCGCAGCGGTTAGCGCATCCGTCGTATTAAGAGCGTCCGGGGACGTGCCCCGGCTTTCGTCAGATAATCGCGGTGATTTAGGAAAGTGGAATTTTAGAATGGATTCTAAATTCATTATTTGCCCTCATAACGCGCCGCCAGCCGTTTACGATCAGAAATGGATTGCACCAGCTTTCTTTCGAACTCTTTCAGCGCAAGTAATTCGCGCATGTGGAAAGCCTGGATTTGTCGGACCGTCTCTAAATCACGCTCGTCGCGCTGAATATCTATTTGCAGATCTTTAACTTCGTTTTTCATTGCTCACCCCACATATTAGTCGCGTATTCGTCAATATCCGGTAGTAGGTCGCCGCGTTCGCGGATCTTAATAAACAAGCGTCCGCCTTTTACCTTCCGGCAGCGGACAATTTTTATTGAGTCAATTTGCCCGTCATCCCTCCAGAATCCGGCATAAGTAAGGCTGTCAAAAAGGCATTTAGGGATATTATCCAGATCTCTGATCCGGTTATCCGGCGGCGCGGCGTAAATGGCAATTGCCAGTCGGCAAGGTAGGTTAATATTTAAATTTAATAGCTCGATGATGTCTCTTACTTGTTCCCTGTATTCCTTCCCCACTTTGCTGATATAGTGAAAACCGCGCGAATGTCGGTAATAGCGATTATTCGATGGCGGGTAAGGCAGGCTAAAAGAATATTCATTCATGCTGCCTTTCTCCTTAAGGCGTCCAATTTCGCCTGATAGATGTTTATTAGCTCCTTACATTCTGCAATCGTCCATTTATGCGTATCGTTGTTGTTCTCCAGAGCTACCACCCTGGCGAGGCCAATTTTTCGAATCAGCGCCGGGCGATACCCTCCGATGTTGCCGTCTAGTGTCTGGTTGCAGTGCCTACATTGCTTATGGCAATTATCCTCGTTGAAGCGAAGGTGTCCGGCGGCGGCTACCGTCCTGTAATGACCTGCATCCCACCCGCATTGCTCACCGTAGTAAGTCCCGCAAGATATACACGGCAAGCGCGCGTCACGTTCGCGAATATAGGCGTTAAATACATTTTGAACTTGTTTGATCCAATAACTACGCGGATTTAACTGTTTACGCTTCCGGTTGCGTTCTTCCCTCTGGCTATCACGGCGTTTCTTCCGCTCCATAGCCTTCATAGCCTTCTCACGGTCGCGGCATAGCTGGTCAAACTTCAGTTCTTCCAGACATTCATCGCTGCACCACGTTTGATTGTGATATTTAGGCTCAAAAAAAACGCCGCAGCATTTGCAACGGCGTCTTATGGGTTTTTTAGGGTTTTGCATAAAAACCACCCCGATTATTTTTGATTCTCTGTTTCGTTCAGCCTTTCGGCGTGTCCGGCCCTTAGCCAATGTTCTAAGCATTCGTTGCACTCGTTACAGCCTCCTTTCTTCGTGCTGCATACATTGCACATTGCACGCATAACGCTTTCTCGTTCATAGTCGTCATGCCATTGGTAATCATCAAAAGACATAATGCTCTCTCCTTTTCAGGTGATTTCTACGCATTTCAGCGCTGCCGGATTTTTAAAGAGCATTTTGTTTGCTTGAAGTATACAAAATGGATACACCAGAACAAGGCGAAAAGCGCCATTATGTGATCCATATCACGCAATGACGCCATTTTGTAAACTTCAGTCCGATAAAACGCGGTCATGGTTAGCCAGGAATACAGCACGGGCAAAGCCACGCGGTGTTAGTGAGCGGATCATCTTTGTTCGTTTCGTCCTGCCTCCGGTTTTCGCCCACCCAGGGTTATCACCAGAGTTAAGATCTACAGGTCTAAAAAGCGGCTGCCTGAATCCGTTGCCGCACCATATGCAAGTTTTCTTCGTGTACGCGTCGCGCGGTGGGTAAACATCAGGGAAAGCAGGATGCTTGTCATCTTCCGGCAGGTAGCCACCGTAAGCGCAAGGATTGAAGATAAAATCCGGTTTACGCCATAGCGTTGACAGCACACCAACAGGATTCTCCACCATCCACGGCACGTTATACATGTTAGCCAGAGATTCAACCAACATTGCGTTTCTTGCCGCCCTATTCTGAAAACAAGGATCTTTCCTGTATTTATCAACGAACCAGCGAGCGCCTGACACAGCGAGATCGTCGCATGGAGGAAAGCCCAGGATAATGTCAGGCTCTGGATAAACAGACAATTCAGGGGAGAACATTACCAGGAAATGGCTATCAATCCAGACGTTAACGTATTCAATATTTGGATGAATGATTTTAACGCCTTCATAATCTCCGTGATTTGCGCCGTCATAGTTGAAGCAATAGCACTTATATCCAGCTTCCGCCCAATCTTTAACGGCGTACCCGCTGCCGTCGTACAGCGACCACACCACCCAACTTCTAAGCCAATTATTTAACCAATGTTTAGCCCTGCTCATTTTCTACCCTCAAACGTGAAATAGCGGCGCATAATGATGGTGATCACCGTTACCGCTGCCATTTTTGAGATGAATTGCATAGCTGATATTTCCGGCATAAACGCCATAAACGATAGCGTAGGAAAAATTAACGCATCACCAATGGCGGACGCTATATTTGCAGGCCAACGTTTAGAATCAAAGCCACCAGGCAAAACCCGGTAAACGCCGCCAGAAATAAGTGCACCGGAAACAACCGCAACGAATGACGCGATCGCCACCATTCCGGCGTCGTAATTTATCAGCACCGTGATTGCGCCAGCGGCGGCGCATGTTGTAGCCGACCATTTCAGGCCGCCGTCATATAACAGGAGGTCACGGATCATCATATTGACACACACGGCGGCTACCGTGGTGATCGGAATTACCCACGGGCCGCAATGATTAACAATAAGATTGATGATCACAAAAACGGCGACATAAACGCAGGCTAATAACCTGTCAATTGTCACCCTTTCCATTTTTATGATACCCCGCCGCGCGTAATAGCGATTCGTTGTCAAACTTCACATCAAGCCGATTAGTAATCTCACCACCGTTAAACATCACAGGTGGGATTGCCCCGGTACAATAGATGGTTCTGGTCCGGCAAGGTCAGCAAAAGTTTTCTTCAATCCACCGATAGGGAGATCAAAAACGCCCTGTTTTTTCTTTTGCTCTTCCTCCCGCTCCGTTAATATTTGCTCAGCTTTTAGCGCGTTATAGCTAATTAAATCAATTAGTGTGTCTGTCGGATCGCTGTTATTGCTCAAAATAGCCTCTAAACGCGCCTCCTTGAGACAAATTAGCAGATCCCATACATCAAGCGTGGTTAAATCTGCCCCCTTCTTAGCGTTGTAAATAGTGGCTATTTTTGGCGCTGATTTTTCCTCTTTTTTGTCGTAGCCGTTTTGCTTACCTCTTTGCTCTATGGTTTCTGCTGCAAGTCTTAATAAATCTGCTGCCTTAGTCATTATTTGCGCCTCTCGCGTATAGCTCTTTACGTGTTATCTGCGTGAAAATACATTCATGTCTGCATCGTGGATGCCAGATCAAGAACAAGCTCCCCTTATTGTTCCCGCTTACTGGTTTCCCTGTTGCAGCATTGATAAACGCCAGCCGCCCGCGCGTGATTAATCGGCATTCGTTTGCCGTCTCCACGCCGTTCATAAACCAGCTAACAGAAATGTCAGCGGGCAATAGCATTACACAGCCAATGTGATTTCGTTGATGTTCAAGCGCCGCCTTATCAACGAATGGTCCCGGATTAGAATATGGCGGATTCATCCAGACATACTCACCAGGCATCGCCACCGCTCCCCACGGATAATGGAGCGTGTCCATTTCTTCGGTTATATATCGCGGGATTAATGCGTTTTCCTTGTTTGCCGCCACATCCGCGACGAACTCGAATTCCCGATCCATTCCTCTAAAAACGGGTTTTGGCGTTTGCCATAAGTCTTTTATTTCTTTCGGCGTATGGCTGCCGCCGTAATCATTTTTCATTACGCCCCCTTAGAAATAATCCTGATCTGTTCCCCAGCGGTTATTCAGATACCCCACCAACCACACAAAACGCTCAATACTGATTAGCGGGGCGACCTTGCGATAATGCTTATCTAATATCAGCCGCGTGGCTTTATCGCTGTAGCCGTTCTTCTCTACCTCCGCTTTGCAGGCCGAAAGCGCGGCGCGGGCGGCAGTCTTTACGGCGTTAAATTGCGGCTCTGACATATTGAATAAGGCCATAGGATCACCATGTGTCAGTCCAATCCGGCGCGGCAGTCCAGCAAAAACCAATGAATGCGCTAACAGCCAATAAAGCGCGGGCTGCAAAAAGAATATTCCCAATGTCGTTAAATTCAGGAAGCGACCACGTAATAAAAATAGCCCCCAGCATAATAACACCGATAACAGTCATGGCCGCCAGGAAAACAAAAAGCGTAGCCAAAAGCCACGCCCCCAACCAGTTAAAAAAGCTCTTAAGCATTTTAAACGTCCTCAATTACCCCGCCTTTCACACGCTCTTTAATATCCCATACGTGAGGCTTGCATATTTCCTGATAATAGTGATCCGGCCTGCTGCCGAAATACCATTTGCCATCCATATAAAAATAAACGCCAGAATAATTTCCTGGCGCTGCCTTTGTTGCTGCTTCTGGAATTTTCCATTCCATGTAATGTTTAAATTTCATGAGTTTTTAAATAACCCCTTCTGAATGCTTTGATGTAAAGTCCTAGCCTTCTTATATGCTGAACGCCATCAATGATGCGCACTAAATAAATTGCACCGTTTGTGTCAGATACAAAATGACAGCCAAAACCAATACCAACCAACTTCAGGTTGTCAGGTATTCTATAATCAGTTTTCTGTTCCATGCCTCACCTCATATGGTATTCAATAAACCACCTGATAAACAGACATAAGGCAATAAAACCCCAGCAACAGCACATATAAAACAATGTGTCGTCCATAATTAAGCCTCAATAACACCGTAATCGAACGTGCCTAAATACCGTTCGATACTTACAACCTCAATACCATCAATGCACCGTTTCCACACAGACACCTGGCTTTCATTTTCTCTGAAGTGCATATTAGAAAGCACTTCATCGGCTGGGTAGCCTTTCCCGGCGACGTAGGCATCGTGACCTACGCCACCTTCTACGCAATAAAGCATCAATTCGCGTTCCATCTTGTTTCCTCCGTGCCGTAAACCTCTTAATTTCAGTTTACAAAACGGATATGCGATCGCAATACAAAATGTATATTTATGTGATCGCAATCACGCTGTTAATGCAGTACACGTTTTTCCTGTTCATGAATAGGCTGTGCACTTTTCATTGCTTCGTTAAGCGTAGCTATAGCCGCCTGTACGCCGAATTCATTAGCGCGCATATCATCGCCAACAAATTTTCCGTAAAGCACCGGAATAAACGCCTTAACGTTCACTTCTTCGTGTCCTTCCTCAATAAATTTCTGCAACATCTTAACCTCAAAGACCTTTTTCATCAGGCCGCGCATAGAATGCAGTGAAACACTGCCAAGCAGATCCTTGTTCAACGGGAAAATAACAGCACTTCCGAACGCGAGCGGATCAACATCTTCCGGCACTGGTGCGCGTCCGAATTCCTCCTCCATGCGTCTTACGAAAGTGAGGCAGAACACATAACGCGCTACCGATGTTTTTTCTTCCATGCTTAAAGACACGTAATCGCGGATTGATGCATCCATCATAATATCAACAATCTGTAGCGCCAGATTTAAGTCACTGTCATACACTCCTGCTTCCATATCTTTTAAAACTTCGTGATAATCCTTAGTTACCACTTCGTGAAAGCTCGCGTCCTCTGTGTAGCGAGTAATTAACATGCCTTCGCTGCCGAGTGAATAAGCCGTTTTGATATTGTTCATAATATTTACCCTTATAGTGGATGATGCCATTTCATTTCAGTTTCTGAATTAAACGGGTTTCCTTCGCTTGAAAGGAATAAATCACGCTCACGTTTCAGTTCTTCCGGGCTTATTTCTATTTCATCAATCTGACCGAACGATCCCGGCATCATTCGTTTTAAATCAGATAGCGGACGCATAAGGCCGCAGCCGCGTAACAGCATATCGACCGCGAATTGTCTACGTCCGGCGGCGTCATTAAAGCGCCGCGACCAAGGCGCTACCACGATCCGGCGTTCGAATTCGATAAATAGTGATAGCTTGTTTGTGTTAGCGTCATACGCTTTGTGGAATTTAATTTTCATTTAACACCTCGACATATTGCTCAAGATGCCATTGCCCCACCTCGTCGTAATCTTCATCAAATATTGTTACTTGACCACCTAGGCCGAAATGAAAGGCAGTAGCAATAAATTCATGTCCCCACCATGACATTAATCTTTCACCGCCTTTCAGGTGTTTAACCTTCACTAATTTTATAGCCATACGCCGAACATCCCATTCAGTCCGGCGAACAATTTACGCCAGTGATTTTCAACATAAGCCCGGAAAGGCTTAACGCGAACATTGCGGGCCTTCAGTTCAACTTTGTCGAAGAAACGCGGTTCGATCATCGTGCCGTCTAAGTATCTAACCAGGATCGGGCGTTGAATGTCGCTACATGTTTTATTCAGTACGACCAGCCCGAGATCACTACGATATGCTGGCAAGACAACGAGATCACCTTCTTTTGCATCCCACAGAGTCATAACATCACCCCCTTACCAATAAAGCTAATCACTGCCGCAAGTGCGCCACAAAACACAACCGCAAACAGGAAACAAATAACGCAAAACGCGACCGTCACAATATCCTTACTGACTCTCATGATTGCCTCACATAGTTGTAATCAGCTTGATGATCGCCACCGTAATATAAAGCGATAAGCTAAGATATAGCGCCGCGATCGCCACCGCCGCAGCCAATGCTGCAATTTTTGCAAAACTCATTTTTCAGCCTCCGCAATAAATTTATCCATCCATTTATTATTCGCCAGGCGTTCGGCATCTTCGCCAAATGTTTTTCGATCGCTTAATTCCTTGCGCGTCGGGAAAGGCCATTTATCGTGCCAGCCCGCCGACGTTTCGAATTCATAGTTACCGCCACCGAATTCGACAAATACATCACCATCGTCTGAGGTTTCCGCAGTCCCCTGAAAACCGCGCCCGTTATTTTCGCTTAATGTTGTAGCTGTCATGGTAATACCTCATTAATCGTTAATAACCTTGCCCATACGCCCGCGATATTTGCGCATTCGTGGATCAACATATTCAGGCCACTGCATATCATCAGTTTTCTGTAGCGGGTAAGAACTCGCTCGCCAGTTGTCAAACCAGATTTGCTTCGCGTACAGGTCACTAAATCTTTTCGCCATTCGATCCGCTGCCGTGCCGCATAAAAAAAGCCCGCGATCGATTTGATCGCGGGCTTCTTTTAATACTTGCTCTTTTGTTCGTGGTTGCGGTGGCGGTTTTAGATAATCACTCATAGCTAACACATTGATTCTAAAAAGGAATATCGTCGTCGAAGTCCATCGGAGGCGGATTATTCCCGTTATTATTCTGCTGCTGCGGCGGCGCTTTCTGCTGCTGTCCTTGCTGCTGGCCTTGTTGGTTAACATTCATGAATTCAAATTCATTAACCGCCACTTCTACCGCAGTCCCCTTCGTGCCGTCGTTCCGGTCATATTGCCGAACATCCAGGCGACCGCTTACCACTATTTTTCCACCCTTACGGATATGTGGCGCCAATTTTTCCGCACGCTCGCCAAATACCAGGCAAGTGACCCACATTGTCCGCTTATTATCGCCGTAGCCATTCGTTACAGCTAACGGAAAACTACCAATCGCTTTCCCGTTTTGTGTGTAGCGAACCTCCATATCATTACCGATATTCCCGCCCAGCGTGATTGAATTTAAACTCATTAACCCATCTCCCCGTTAAGCTCTGCTACCCGGATGTCATAAACATCTTTTGCCTTGATTCGATGTTCCGATCCTTCCGGTAGTAATTTCCAGCATTTGCCAAATATTTCACGCAGCTTGTTAGCGTCCTGCGCTTTCGCTGCTGCATCACAGAAACGTGCTAATACTTCATCAGGATTTGGCGGCGCTTTCTGCTGCTGTGGTTGTTGTTTTGGTGGGTTTTTCTGCTGGCGAGGCTGCTGGCCTGTCTGCTTAGCGTATGCGTCAGTATCAGGATCTCGCGCATCATCAATGCAGAATAAACCGTTCAAAGCATATTTTCGCGCGTAACTTGATGTCGCACCTGTTAGCTGGCTTGCGTCCATTCCCTTCTTGCTTTCTTCTTCCCTGGCGTAAGCCGTTACCGCTATTTCGTCTTCACCGTCGCTTAGCGTCGCCGTAGCTTTCACATAATAGCGATTGCCGATCAGGACAATTTCATCGCTTACAGTCAGCGTAATACTTTGAAGCAGTGGTTTAACCGCCTCTAAAATATCCTCCGCCGACCTGTAATTATATCCACCAAAATTATTACGCTGATTTTTCGGCGCGTTCAGCGTTTGCTGAATCGTCCATAGCTTTTTATGTAACTCTGTTTTCACCATTTAATCTCCCGTGCTGTTAACACTATGTATAAGGCTTTATTCGCGGCGCTCCACATTTCGGCATCGTGAAGCATTTCCGCTACTGCCAGTTTGAATTGAAGCGCCTGAATAACCATAATGTCACCTCCGGATGTTTACATTTTGTATTAATGGTAGCGGACTTTATCCAGGGATTTTTCCCCTAAATGGCGTGGTTGCGTTGCGTGGTAGTAGCTGCCGCTTTCATTTTCCGTATACCATTTTACTGATCCTTTGCGACGTTCTTTAATGCTATTTGGTTTGCATCTTTCCTCGTTTGCAAATCGAATAGCTTTATCCACATTGTCTGTTTTATTGATTGCAGGTGATGATTTTCTTTCGTTTTCTCTTTTTATCCTTCTGCGTTCCCTGGCATTCATTTTGCTATCACATTTACCATATATAATTGTAACGCTCATAATCTGATCTCCGTATATCCTTGATGATACTTAATAAAAAATCATCTTCGTTAATTGCCGCACTTCCAGCGGCTGACCAGATTGTTAATGAGCGGCTTAACATCTTTCAACTAATCCCGCAATCATCGCCGTTCCCGGCGTGACCTTGCTCACTCCAAGCAAGCTGACTCGTCGCCTTGCGTGCGGTTTCGTGGGGGATGTAACGCTTTAAACACCCCATGCGCCTTGTTATCAGTGCCGCTTTCGGTCCCCCATCGGGGAGTTACTCCACGGTTGACAAGGTGTTAAGCCTGATTTTTAAAGTGCCAGGAAGTTGCTTTTGTTACCTGCGCCCTTCCTTTGACTCGCAATATACGCCCCGTAAAACATCGAGTCAATCCATTTTGTATACTTTTTTAAAATATTTTATATGCCATTGATATTTAAATAATAAATAACGTTTTCTGTTTACGTTTTGGTGTTTTCCAGGCAAAGAAAAGCCGCCATTCGGCGGCTAATGTTTATGGCAGGTTTACGATCTTCGCATCAACCACCACGCCTATAATTTTTGATTCTGGATTCATAGGGATTGGCGGATACAGCGGATTGAGCGAACGTAAAAGCCTTTGACCTCCATCAATAATCAACTGTTTAAACGTCGGTATCTGCCCTTCCTCAAGCTGGGCTATAACCAGTTTGCCGTCAATAGCTGGCGCGTGCGGGTCCACAAGTATCATCGTCCCCGCCGGGATGCTCAACCCCTGCGGCGCGTTCATTGATTCACCTTTGGCAACCAGCCAGTAACTGTCATCTGAACAAATAACGCTAGTCGTAACGTGTCGTAATGCTGAACGCCTTGCGTCATCCATATTGTTTACTGTGTCCTTCCAGTCAATAACCGGGTAACTACCTAAATCACGCGGCGGCACGGCCTGAAGTGTATTAGAAACAGAATCATCAATGACCATGCCATCATGTGTAACAGTAAACTGCCGACGACCAAGCTCGCGCATAATCCGCGCAATATCTTCAAGATTTGGCTCTCGGCGACCGTTCAGCCAGTGTGACAGGCCGCCTTTAGTTATCCCCATACGATCCGCGAGTGAATCCTGGCTCATGCCCTGCGCCCGCATGAGCTGCTTTGCTAAGTCATACCATTTTGTTTTCATGTCGCTACCCTATAACCTCAAAAAGTTTGATGCAAGTCACAAAACGTGTATTTTAAGCCTTGATCTTAAAATTCCATTTTGTAAACTTGCAGACAAGGTAAGGCCATACTTGCAAAGACGCAAGGAAAAAGATAACTGAAGGCACAAAAAGGCACTTACCTTATGCTCTTTAAAAATCCGGTGTCGCTGCGAAGCGAAAAACAAATATCACGCAACGGCGGGATCTGTTGAGCGGTCAGTCACTGCTATCTAATGCTAATGGGATGCCCGCCCGCGCGTTCACTCTAACCATAGGAGAAAATGCGATGAGTATGAACATGATTAGTAAAGCATGGAACGTAAAACTTAATAGCCCGATTCAAAAACTTGTCTTAATGGCTCTGGCTGAAAAGGCAGATAACAAAGGACGGGTACATGATGCATCACGCAAAGAAGTAGCCGCAATGTGTGAACTTCCTGTTCATACGGTACATGATGCCTTCGCCGCGTTAATGGATAAAGGATTTGTTTGTCGTCTTGATGCATTCAGTGATGTCTATGTAGTGATGTTGCCGGAGGGATGATCTATGAAGTGGTTTAAGCATGACAGCGATGCGAACCGCGATGAAAAACTTCAAAACGTTTTGTTAGATTATGGCCTGGAAGGGTACGGGCTTTATTGGTATTGCCTCGAACTAATAACTTATGACGTAGATCAGCACAATCTGAATTTTGACCTACGACATGACGCGAGAATCATTGCGCGAAACGTCGGATCTACTGAAAAACGTATAGAAGAAATGATGAAATACTTCATCGAAATTGGTTTGTTCGAATGTTCTCAAGGCCACATAACTTGCCTAAAGTTATTAAAAAGGCTGGACCAATCAATGACTTCTAAGAGCGCTTATAGGGCTGCTATAAACACAGCGAAGGAGCAATTAAAATTAGAGAAGTTAATCAATCCAACACCAAAAGGTCATGATAGGGTCATGACCGGGTCAGGAAAGGGTCATGAATTAGAAGTAGAAGAAGAAAGAGAAAAAGATATATACACTTCGTGTATTAGCGAAAATGGACAAAAAACGGTCAATCAGGATGGCGTAAACGAAGCGGCATTGCGTTGCTTGGCCTTCTACAACGACAAAGCTGGATGCAAGTGTCGTGATGCTAAGCCATTTATCGAACTACTGACAGAAACAAAAACACGTAAGGCATACACGGAGGATGAGATCACATTAGTAATCGAATGGGCTTTGACGCAATGGCGCAGCCGTGGTGGAACACCTAAGCCTATCAACATTTGCCGGGTAACTAAATTCGATGGGTATCTGGCTGACGCTGAGCAATGGCGCAAGCTATCAGCTACTGTAAACGCTGCCGACGTGGTGGAAGCATTTAACAGCACGTTTGACGGCCTGTTACCACCTGCCGAACTGGATCGGGATCTTGAACGCAAGATCTATGCGTTCACTGACTACCTGAAAGACAAAAGCATTAACGGCTTTGTCGCCTACTTCGAAACGTTCAAAAACACGGCTTCAGATTTTTACTTCGGCAATGGCTTCACTGCGACACTTGATTTCCTGCTTAAACCAAAAACGCTACGTGATACGCGCGCTGGCGCTCTTTGACCAACCACGATCCGCAAAAATCCAAAATTACCCACAAAACAACCTCACCAGCGAGCTAAATCGCATGTGGTGCTAACTTGCTTGCCTTTTTGCGATTAGCTCGTTAGAGAGCGTTACAGAGAGGATTTTAAAATGGATAGTAAACACGTTTTCGCCGTGGCTTTTGCCATCGCTGCGGCAATCGCTGTAAACGTCGTTTTGTTCGGCGGTTTGTTCCTTCGCGTCAATCCATAACATACCTACCAGTCTGTAAATCAAAAATTAGCCACATGATAGCGCCTCTGACGCAATAAGACACTGCAACCTGTGCAAATGGGTTACGCGGTGGGTTTTTGCATTGTAGCGCGTCTGAGGCGTTTTAAGGAGTTGGAACGATGCGCAAGTTAACACACGAAGAACAAATTGCGGCTATTGCGAAAATTAATCCTGATGTTGAAGTGCTGGGAGAAATTACCGGAAATCATAAAAAAGTGTTATGCCGTTGCAAGGTTTGTGATCATGAGTGGTCGGCTACACCTTGCAACCTAAAACACGGGCGCGGTTGCCCGAAATGCGCTGGGAAGATGAAGTTATCGCACGAAGAACATATTGCCGCTATCGCGAAAGTTAATCCTGATATTGAAGTGTTGGGTGAAATTATTAATGACAAAACAAAAGTATTATGCCGCTGCAATATCTGTAGTCATGAGTGGTCGGCTACACCTTGCAACCTAAAACACGGGCGCGGTTGCCCGAAATGCGGAATATTAAAAGGCGCACAAGGAAGGACATTAACACACGAAGAACACATCACAGATATAGCCAAAGTTAACACTTATGTTGAAGTATTGGGAAAAATTAAGAACCATAGAGATAAAGTCCCGTGCCGCTGCAAGATCTGTAGTCATGAGTGGTCTGCCAGGCCTTGCAACCTTAAAAGCGGGTACGGCTGTCCAAAATGCGCGAAATACGGTTTCCTTCGTCATGAGTATGGCAAACTTTACATCATGGTTGATGATCTGGAAGTGCCTACACAAATGAAAATTGGGGTAAGTGTTCAGGAAAATAAACGAAGAAACGAGATATTAAAAAGCGCACATAAAGCAGGCGTTAGAATTCCTAATTTGCATATCGTGAAAACGTTAGAAGGGCCAACCGAAAATATACATGAACTAGAAAACACGATGCATAAGGCTTTTAGCAATTATAAAATTAACTTTCCTGTAAAATTTGATGGTAGCAATGAGTTTTTTTATTACAGGCCGGAAGTATTCGACATGGTAGAAGAAGCATTTAAAGAGATTGTTTGCTGCCAATGAATATACAAAATGTAAAACCGGAGGATATAACATTATGTGTCAAAGAAAGATTAGTGATGAACAGCTAATCACTGAACATAACAACGGTCTAACGTATAAACAGATCGCCGAAAAATACGGAATGGCAAAACGCAACGTCGAACGCCTGGGCGCACGGTTGGCGAAACGCGGTTTAATATCCACGCGTCGCGCGCCGGGTTTTGGCGTCAATGGTGAGTCATTGCTCGTCGATAAGGATGGCAATGTGATTATGCGCTGGATTAAAACAGCCCGTGATCGCGATGAAATGGAAAGGCTAATGCAATCTGCTTGTGACGCCTTCACGGAAGAAATACCCCGCGCGGAGGCCGTGCCAGTGCCGGAAATTGATTTCCAAAAAAGCCTGGCCCTTTATCCGGTATTTGATCTGTATATCGGGGCGCTTGCTCATAAAGCTGAATGCGGCGAGAGCTACGACACCGGGATCGCTGAGCGCGTGCTAAATGATTTCTTCGACTACGCGGTAGGCGCTGCACCGATGTCTGAAAAAGCTGTTTTGCTGTTAGGAGGGGATGTGCTCCACACTGACGGACTGTTACCAGTGACGCCATCAAGTAATCACGTTTTGGATTGTGATTCACGCTACGCAAAACTTGTTTACGTGGCGATCCGGTCGGTCCGGCGTGCTGTAGGTAAGATGTTGTTGAATCATAAGGATGTAGAAATTCAGGTGTTATCAGGTAATCACGACCAGTCAGGAATGATCTGGCTACGTGCGGCGCTGGCGGCTTTTTACGAAGATGAACCGCGCGTTACTGTTGATGTGTCACCTGCCATCGTCCACCACACACAGTACGGCAAAACATTCCTTGCATATCATCACGGTCATACTATCAAAAAACCTGAAAATTTGTTGTCTGCCTGCGTCTCTGACTGGCGAGAAGACTTTGGCAAGTCTGCGGCGGTTTACGCTCATTGCGGGCACTGGCATCATCAACGGCTAATTGAATCATCGTTAGGCGTTGTTGAGTATCACGGCACGTTAGCGGGTAAAGACGCTTACTCAACTAATGGCGGCTGGCGGTCACGTCGTATGGCAGCGGTGATTATTTACAGCCAGGATTATGGTGAGATCGGGCGCTTTGTTTATTACCCTGAATATTCCATTTTGTAAACCGGAGGTAATGACATAATGGTAACTGAGCAGATAAACTCACTACTGCAGGAACGTGAAGCGTCAGTTATCGGCGGGCTGCTATTAGGCGGCCTCACTCCTAACGCGCAAGATGTTCTCGCTACGCTAGATCCTGAAGTGTTCACTATTCCGCTGTATAAGCGGGCGTTTGAAATTATCCGGGCGCAAGCCAGAAACAGGAATCTTATCGACGCGTTATTGGTTGGTGATGAGATTGGTAATGAAAACTTTGTACCGCTAATGCAAACGGCGCGATCGTGCCCTTCTGCTGCCAACCTGAAGGGATATGCACAGCTACTACGTGAAGAGCACCAGCGGCGGCAGATGTTGGAACTCATCGACGATATGCGCTACAAACTGGAAACTGGGACACTTGAGGTCGTCAAAGAGACGATGAAAGATTTTGATTCCCGGTATTCAAAATTAAAGGTAACAAAAGATCAGATTATCCCGGTGCTGTTGCGCGATGCTGTCCAGGAATACACGGAAGTGCTAAGTAAACGCATGGAGTGTGGCGTGAACTCTGACAACATCAAAACAGGGATTGACCCACTCGACGAAATGTTAGGCGGCATTAACGCTACTGATCTGGTGCTTATCGCCGGACGCCCAGGGTCTGGTAAATCGGCGTTGGCGTTGGCAATTGCCCGCGCGGCGGCTGAACGCCCATACCCTGGAGGCGAAGGTCAGCGGGTCGGCGTTTTGCTGTTCACGCTTGAAATGTCGCTCGATCAGATGACTGAACGTGCTATCGCTGGCGCTGGGAACTTATCAACGGATTGCCTACGTAATCCGGTAAAACTGGATGACGAAGGTTGGGCGCACGTCGCCCAGGGAATGAGTGCCCTTGCCGATCTCGATGTGTGGATTGTTGACGCATCGCAGTTAACGGTCGAGGAAATACGCGCCACCGTCGAACGGATGAAACAGGACCATCATAACCTGGGGATGGTGATGATTGACTATATCGGGTTAATGAAACTGGCTAAGGCCGAACGTCATGATCTCGCCGTAGGGCAATTGTCGCGGTCATTGAAAATGATGGCGAAAGAGTTGCGCGTGCCAGTGGCGGCACTGGCGCAATTATCCCGCCGCGTTGAGGAACGACCGAACAAGCGCCCGAACAATTCTGATCTGCGTGATTCCGGTAATCTTGAACAGGACGCAGACCGGATCATCATGGTCTACCGCGACGGCTACTACAACGAACAATCGGTTGCCCGCGAATATATGGAGATCATCGTTTCAAAAAACCGTCACGGGAAAACGGGGACTGTTTACCAGCGGTTTGACGATAACGGCAACATCATCCCATGCGACCAGGCCCGCGCGGCGTCCGCTTGCATTCAGTCAATGCAACAACGTCCGGCGGCAAGTCGATTCTCCCCACGAAACAGCCAGAGCAACGCATCTTTTTAATTAACTTGAGCAAACGGCTTACCGGAAAGTTGACCGCTTTCTGGTGGCTGTTTTCGCGCTTAAAACGAGGCGAAAAACAATGAGCATTGAACTTGAAGCAAAAATTATCAATATCCTTGAACTTGATGGCATCGACACAATGCACCAGTTACGCCAGAAAACAGGATTATCAGCGGAATATGACGAAGCTGGATGTTTGCCTGAGACAATTAAACACTTAATCGACACTGGCATTGTCGAGCGTGTATATACATATTTCGGACCTCGCCGCAGGTTGCTTGGCTATCGAATTAAATATTTGTATGCACAACGTCGCGATCGTGTGGCATCGTTATTTAGTGACTACAGCGTTAAAAAGCGTATGCGTGACATTAGCGCGGAAACTGGTATTCCGTGGAATTACCTGTCGCGCACGCTGCGTTTAATGGTACTGGATGAAACGCTTTGCATAGACACCAATAAGCACGGCCTTAATTTTTACTCACTGTTTAAACCTGGGCGCTTCGGTCACGCTAATGATCTCGCGTTTGATTTTGACAGCCGCCTGAATGAATACCGGAAAAATAACGGCCTGCTGCCGGATAAACCAGTATTTGAGGTCGAAAAACTTAACGGTGAAACGGGGTTGGAATTATGATACGGGTAATCTTTTATTCAGTTGAAACGTTTGTTGACGATACGCGCGTTTATTATCCGTGGGAAGTATACGACGCAAAGGTGTATACACCGCCACTGATGCGGAAATATAAACACGTAAAATTTAACCGGGTTTTTGTACCAATGCGTGATGCACTGCGGGTGCTGCGCGGTGAATTACGAAACACAATGCGTATTGTGTGAGGGGCGATCATGAATAAGGAGTTAGATTTAACCATTGAAGACTTTAGCACTATTGCGGAATACATGCACGGTGACGATCCTGATAAACCTGTTGTGGTTGATATGAGATACTTAAAAAGCGCTTTCATGACAAGCTCACGTCTAATTTCTTTGCAGGCGATCATGTATGCGCGGGCGCAGTGGAAAAACAGTAACGGTGTATTATGAGGCAAATTAGATTTGAAATAGTAAACGACGCCGTAAAAGAAAACGCTATCAGGCAGATAAGAGAGATCCAGCCTGATAGCAAAAGCCCGCTGATAATTACCATCCAGGAGAAAACCCGCTCGCTAAGCCAAAATAGCCTTCTATGGGCGTTGCTAACCGACATTAGTGATCAGGTTAATTGGTACGGTAAGAAGCTGTCGTCGGAAGACTGGAAAGCGGTATTCACCGCCGGGCTAAAAAAATATGGCGTCGTGCCTAATCTGGATAAATCCGGCTTCGTTGTATTGGGAACATCTACAAGTCGAATGAGTAAATCAGAATTCAGTGAACTAATCGAATTAATTTACTCGTTCGGTGCTGAACATGATGTTCAATGGTCGGGTGATACGAAATTAAACGAGGAATTCATAAAACGCTGGGGGCAATAATGGCTCGTTATTACATGGCTAAACCTACAGGCATTTTGTATAAGATTGATGGCGAATACGTTTATTACTTTCACAACCAGGTGCGTGATTGGCGATTGTGTCACGCGCACTTTAAGCACGAAATAGAAAATCACCCTGAATATTTTATCAAAGTTGACAATGTAACTGTGGCGTAATTGAGGATAAGCAAATGAATAAACTTAAAGCAATTGGCGTGATTAGCCATCGCACTAACCCTGAGTGTTACCCATCGTTTGAGGTAACAACATGCCGCACAGAATATAATTTTGGATCATACTATTTATTGGGTGTTCGCGCGGATGGCGGCACTTATTCGGTTATGGCTGCAAGCTGGAAATTTGATAAATACGCTAATTTATCTAATAAGGATGATGACGGCATGAATAAAGAAAGTGAGATCATTGATGAATTAATCGAAGATGAGCGGCATGATTGCGAAACGCAACCAGAAAAAACGGAATGGGCCGTAGGTGATAAACCTCCTGTTAATGTGTGGCTTGATTGTGTAGGTATGACCAGCGGAACGGTTCTTGATGTCGTCAAGTTTTTATATCTCGGTGATAATTGGGCTATCGCTCACAGTAAATTAATATCAGATGTGGAAACGATAATTACATGGAAACAATACTCTTATCGCATTCACATTGACCAGAAAGAAAAGGCACTTGCTGAAATTGCTTTCGCACTGGCTACTAAGGTTATCGGTGAAGATGCGGCGAAAGAGATTAACTTTAACCGCGACAACGAATTTTCGTGCGATTATCGCAACATGGCGCAAGCTATTATTGACGGATGTATCGGACACGTTGAATACACGGGGGATAAATAATGGATAAAACCGGGACAATCCTTCTTAGTCGCCCTGCCATCTGCCGGATGCTTGGGGGAATTAGCAGGGGAACGTTTTACTTATGGCGTAAAAAATGGGAACGGAACGGAACTCCGTTCCCCGACCCGGTTGACGTACTTGGGACCGGGCGTGGCGTTATGTACCGCTATCAGGACGTAATGCAGTTCTTTGATCGGATTGGTTTAACGTCAGCCAAAGATAACACATAATCAGCAAACTTATTTAGTGCCTCCTTTTGTTCATCAAGATAATCATATTTGTCGTACACCGCCAGTATTCCCCTTAATGAATGGCCTAAGATCTTTTCTGCAATATGTACCGGAACACCTATAGCTGAAAGGTGTGTCCGGCACGTCCTGCGGAGGTCGTGACAGGACCATGATTTACCGCCCATCCTTTTACGCACGAATATTGCAGCTACTTTTATCACTGATACGTTTACTGGCCTGTTGCCGCCGTTAATCACTGGCGGGAATACATAATCATACTCATGGGAGGTTAAAACCTCCCTGAGCATTTTTATCGACAAGTCAGATAATCCCCGCCTGATTTCACTTCTTGTCTTCGCCACCGCCGCCGGAACGGTCCATACACCGTTGTCCAGATCTAGGTGTTCCCTTCTCATTTTCTGCAATTCACCAACCCTGCACCCGGTTAGCAATAATAGCTTTAAGGCTATTTTGTTCTGCGGATAGATCTGCGAACTGTCTACCGTGCGCCAGAAGTGGCCTATCTCCTCACATGAAAGGTAACGCTCCCCCACCGCATAATGCTCGCCAACGTCAGCTACACGGATATTGTTTATCGCCGTGTTAGTCATTAGCCCACGCCTGATTGCGCTGTTAACGATGATTTTCATTCGCTTCAATATCAAACCAGCCGTAACCGCGTGACCCGCCGCAGTGATCTCGCCAAATATATCCATCCACTGTTTTGTCGTTACGTCGTCAGCTATGTAGTCGCCGTACTTGTTGACTACGTGGCGCATCAATGCGCTTTTGACTTCTTTATATGCCACCAGCTTAATGACGTTCGGCAGGGATAGATAGTCTTCCACTACGTCGGATATAGATCGCTTGCCCTGCTCAAAGGCTATGGCCTGCTTTACGCACAGTGCCGGATTCTTCCCTTTCGTAAGCAACTCCCTGTATTCAGACACCGCATAGCGGGCGTCTTTCAGACTCATTTTCCCGTATTCACCGATCTTCATTCGCACTGGCTTACCGTTGAATCTGTAACGGTACTGGAAAGTAATTTTCCCTTTTGGGCTTATCCTGGCTGACAGGCCATCACGATCAGCTATCTCGCTTGGACCGTCGTATGGCTTGTTGGCGATGGCCCTTAACCTGGTATCCGTAAGCATGTTGCCCCCCATTTTTGGTCACGTTTTGGTACACAGTTTTTGTTGTACGGATATTAACAGTATTGTACGGAATTAGAAACGTGATGCCGGGTTTTGGTTACAACTTTATGATTTTTAAGTGATTTTATTGACGTGATTGAACGGAGTTAAACGCCTTTAAACATAGTGCGCTGGTCCTGTCTGGATCGTTTCGCCCTTTGAGGAACAGTTAATTTATGCCAACAGCGCGGCGCGACTGTTGATGCAAGACCTCACGTTTAGTCAGCTACGAACCGGTCCCTATTCCGTCTCCTCACAAAAAGAACTGCCGAAATACCTCTCCGATCTGCAAAATCAACACGATATTATCGAAATCCTCACCGTTCAGCGTAAAGAAGAGGAAACAGCATTAAGCTGTCGGCTTGTTTTGCGAGAGCTGACAGAAACAGAACCGGTGATTATTTTCGAAGGTATCGAAGCACCGGCAACGCTGGGTTTAAAAGCCAGTCGCTCGGCAAATTATCAGCGCAAAAAACAAGGTTTTTATGCGCGCTTTTTTCTGACTAACTCTGCACCAATG